ACCAGCAACCGCTTTCGGGAAATTGCTCAATAAAGCACCCGGAATTGTTTCGTATAAACTAACTTCCATAGATACAACACTGTATTCATTGATAGAATATACACCTTCATTGTCATCTTTTTCCATAGCAGTTAAAGTAATAACTGCTTCACTATTAGAAGCCGAAACTCTTCTGTTTGCGTGTTTATTGATCTTTTTAACAAGCGCATCTGCAAGATCTTTAGCTGTTGCAGACGTAGCAAATACTTCGTAAGTGTGAGTAAACTGTCCCGGATCTTCAAACATGTCTTTGTAAACAATACGAAGAACGTAACGGTTTCCAGCAACAATTGTAGCACCTGTCAAAGTAATAACTACTTTTTCCTGAACTGGAGCTTCGTATTCACCAATTACAGCAGACGGATTAGAGTCTTTCTGAATTGCATTAGAAAATTCAATGTTCGCTTTTTGTTCAGTACTGCCATCAGGTTTAGTTACAGTTACTTTATCCTGTGCTACACCAATATACAGCGTACTAGCTTTTACTGCTTCAGCAGCTGTTTTGATAATTTTTCTATCTTGATCAAACATTGCTACATCACCAGCAGCCAAAGCGTCAGCTGTAGTATAAGAAGTAGGACAATTTTTACCGATAAGTACGGTACCAACTCTTGTAATCATAGTTTATATTTGTTTAGTTAAACATTAATTAAGCGCTTTCTTGTTTAACATGCTTACCTTCTACTTTCATTATTTCAGATTTCCACGTTAGTAAGCGCTTATTCTTTATTCCATCACATTAACTTCATTGTTATATGACTGGTATCTTGGATTAGCCTGATTCTCTAAGTATAGCTAAGCTGCTAACTTTACTATCTCTAACTATGTATGTTCAGGCATATCTGTATATTCAGCAAATGGTTCTTTGTGAATATCTATTTTGTTTGGTTTGCGGATGTAACTAATAGTATATTTACTTACTTTATATTTACCATCCGTATATAGTTTAATTAAGTCTCTAGCGATCAACTTAATAGGTCTAGCTTTAGTATAATGTAGATGATACTCTGATAGTGAATTCTCTTTGATTCTATCTACAGTTTCTATGGTACCTTCTATAGTATCTGTATAATGTACTATATAATTACCTTCTTCATCTTTTTCCCAGCAAGGTATCTCTACTCCATCAGCAGGCTGTATACCAGCAGTATCACCAAGTAACAGTACATAGTTTTCTGGTAATGTCACTGTATATAGTGAAGGATTTACTGTAGTAATAGCATCGTTTTCAAATGATTCTTCTTGTACTAAAGTGCGAAGATCGTCGATGCGCTTTTCAGTCTATTCAAACCCTTCTCTCTTATAATTCATAGCAGAGTAACGAGTCTTCCAGAACTTATCTAGACCAGCATTTAAAAAGTATTCAGTAGTATTTGTAGTAGGTTTACTTAAGTTATCATCTAACTTATTAATCTCTAATTCAAATGCTTCTTGCATGGCAATGTATCTCATAATTAGTCTTGTTTCATGTTAAGACGATATCTGGCCTCAGTAATAAACATTTCTACTGCGCCTTCTACAATCTCCATATGTACGTTGTCAGGTAATTCACATTTATTTAATACATTGACACCATCAACACCAATTACATCAAATCTCTTTGGTTTACGATAATATACTAAATCAAGCTTCTTAATTACAGTATATTCGTCGTGTATGATATTAATGTAAATATTTTTCTATGTATCAGCATTATTACCAGCATTAAGTACCACATACGGATTAAGCATAATTGCTTTGTTATAGTAAGTAGAAATTATCTTCTCTACATCATCCTCTCTAATAGTCTTGTTAGGAGTAATAACATATTCATTTTCTTTGTTGATCTCAGTCTCTATTTTATAGTTCTTAGAGATCATGCTGTTACTTCTGATATACAGAAAGTAATCTTCAGGTAATTTGACTCTATCAGATACTTTATCAGTATTCTTAGCGTCTTTAGCATCTACTTCGTAAAGACCTCTTACAATCAATCCTTTTAATGCATCTGCATTCTTTTTCTGAGCTCTAGTTCCATCTAATACCTAGTCTTCTTGTAGGTAATTTATTCTTACATATCTTTCAGTATAAGCATTCAAGAAGGAAAAGATAGTATCAGAAGTGAGTTTCTCTTTCAACTCAAAGTCTGGATTCATTAATGTAATTCGTCTTTCGAACTCAACCTACATTTCACGTGCTGACATATTCTTGTAAATTATTTATTTGTAGCAACTACAATATATTATTCTTGTAAATTATTTATTTGTAGCAACTACAATATATTATTCTTGTAAATTATTTATTTGTAGCAACTACAATATATTATTCTTGTAAATTATTTATTTGTAGCTTAGTTTCTGTACGCCTAGACTCAATATTTTCCAGAGCAATTACTACAGCTCTATTGACTGCTTCATATAATACGTATTCAGGTACTTCTGTAATATCCTTATTATATTCTTTGTAATTAATCTTCTCAGGATATTTAACATAAGTAATGTCAACAGTATAAGGAGCTTTCATACTAGTTGTATCGATATATATCTTTAACTAGTTATCAGCAATAGTAGCCTTAGGTGTTGGAATCCAGGGATCATTATTATAAGTTTTACGGAACCTATCAGCTGCTTTATGATCTACTAGATCTACATTTGCCTAATTACTGCCAAAGTGTAATACTGCATTTACAAAGAACAATCTATTGTTAGTATTACTTGAATCTTTAAAGAAATCAGACATAGTAAGTACATTAGAACTAGAGTCAAAAGTAACAGCTACAGCATTATCAGTTTTTACTAATCTTTCTAAATCTGCTATTCTTTTGACACTACCTTCAAATGCTTCCTGTCTAGCATTAGATCCAGTAAACTTATTGCATAATACTTCAACATATCCCTGCATCAGGAATTGATCAATTTCTTCTGGTGTGAATGCTGGGCAGCCACCAAACGCAACTGCCTTTTCATTCTTATCAGCACCAGTTTTAAAAGCAATATGTAAATCCTTTATTGTCATATTTACTTAGATTTTGTTTCTTGAAGAATGGACATCTTAATATCTTGGTTCTTCTTATCATTCAGATAAGCAATAGCATCGTCAATTCCATTTCCAATCATTTCTGTACCGTAGAAGTATTGTGTACGGTTACGTCTAAGGATGTTCTTAGAAAGAGCGTTCTCAATCAAGAACTGAGTTTCCTTATTAGGATTGTTAACCCATTTCAGCATAAACTTATTCGGAGACAATTCAATTTGTTCGTTCATCTTAGCCTCAACAAGTTCATTAGAAAGGTTATCTGATTTAATACCATACAGACGTAAACACTTACGCATATCTTCAATAGACATCTTATCAAGTTCTCTATAAGCCTCACGCTTAACCTTGTTGAACTTATTAGTCTCTTCAGCTTCACTAGTAGCATTAATCAGCAAGTAATCTGTAGCAGCATTCTGTTTATTAATACCGTCTGCAACTCTTTTGTGCCCTTTCAGGAACAGATATTTAAGTTCATCTTCAGGTTTTTCTGTTCTCAAAATAGTATCCTTCTTACCTACTTTGACCGCATATGTTTCCCAGAAAGAACTACTTGGTGACAATGTACCTGGTTCGTACTTTAATTCTTTTTCTAATCTTTCAGCGTCTTCAGCTGTTAATCCAGTGTATAAGTTTCCTGATCTAGTCCAGTATGAACCTATATAATCAAAACATTTGTCCCATTTGGTTAAATTTGTCCAGGGGTTTTGTTTTACAATTCTAACGATTATTTCCATAATATTTAATATTAGATTATCAAGTTAGTAAAGAATGCAGCCTGCTAGCCTCAGGCTGCTTGTTTAATTTCTTCAGATTTCCATATAAATTTCACTCTCCAATCACCAGGGTTTACTTCTTTTTTTAATTGCCTTCCTATAGTATTTCTATCAATTCCTGTTATTTTACTAGCCTCTTTAATAGAATTATACTCTCCAATTAAATTAAAATCTGTATCATACTGGTATATTTTTTTACTTTGCCCTACTGTTAACTTTAATAAATGTTCTCTTTGTTTATCTGAGCATTTACCAAGTCTTGTTTCTGACATTTTCTTTTTAGTCTCTTCAGAAACTTTTCTACCAAGAGCTTTTTGTCTAATCTTCTCTTTAGTATCTTCAGAATGTTTTCTTCCAAATGTACCATCTCCACCTTCTGTAAGATTGTATCCAATAGACTTATCTGTAGAATTGTATTGTTTAATCCAGTATTTTTCTTTTTCTTTTAATTCATCGTAAGTATCAGCAAAATCTATAATTTCTAAAGTGAAATTATCCTCACCATACTTAGCCATAGAACGATGAATTGGAGAAGGCTCCCCGATGCGAGATTCATACCAATGATGGCGATATCTCGCACCAGAACCTTGGTTAGTTATTCCTATGTAAATCTTATTAGTTACCTTATTAGTTATTTTGTATACTTCGTTACTTCTGTTCATAATATAAATCAAGTTTATATTAATATAACGCAGCTTTCATAATAAGGTTACTTTTATTTTAGACTTATTCTGCGAGCATAACGAGCTCACCACACGCACGCGGATCCCTCAACATTATTCCCATTTCGCCCAGGATGTATACAGTATAACCGTCCTTACCATTAGATCTCAGAGTATCTTTAGATTTAGCATATCCAGACGGAGCAACAGCACCACCAGTATACCAAGTAACGAATTCACGATCTTTACGAACTACCTTAACAATGTTAGCTTCACCATCACGTCTACCCAGATCAAGGAATGTCATACGATATGATTCCAGCGGTTTCAGAGTAACCGGATGCAACTGACGATTATAAGTAGTATCATCATACAACGGGAAGTATTTCAGCGTCAATTCGATACCATTAGTCATCTTATAAGTCTTGAACTGACCACCGAAAGTCAAGTTATCACCAGAACCTGTTACAAATACCGTGTCGATCAAGTTCATATTTGTTGCTTTTTCTTTCAATACACGGTCGAATTCACGCATACCCATTTCACCAGTCAAAGCAACAAACTTACGTTCGTTAGTACCAAGACAGTTATAAGACAGGTCAGCTAAGAAATCTTCCAACAGTTCAGCAGAAAGACGAGTATAGTAACGTCTGTTAGACGGAGCAATCTGTTCGAGCAGACCAGCACCAATAAATACCGGACGACCGTTAGAACCCTTCAAGTTACAAGAACCATCTTTGTTTACATTACACTTCATGTAAACCAACATTCTTTCAGTTCTCTTATACCATTCACGAAGTGCAAGCCATTCCTGATAGTCAGCCCACAAATAAGATGTTTTTCCTGTTGCAGGATCTCTCAGAGCAATCGCCATTACATCTGAATAAGCAGAACCTGTGATATCGTAGTTGATACGAACAGTAGTCAGGTAGTTACGCATCTTGAAGTGAGTGCTGTAGTTCAGGATATCACCTTCTTCTGAGTACTCTTCATAAGCAGAAGCAAGACGAGATACTTGACAACCAGCTGTTAACAGATCGTGAGGAATATAAGAAGAAGGTTTACCGTCTGCTACAAAACAAGTATAAACCCACAGGTTACCATCCTGATAAGGAGCTCCAGAAACACGTACCTGGAATTCTTTGTTATCAAATTCAAGAATAGCACCAGAAGCAAACATGTTTTCTTCTAACCACAACATGATAGGTGTATTACCTAAACCAGCTGTTGAAGTAGTACTAATGGCTTCTCCCTGCCATTTTGCATCTCTAATTGTTACGGCTCTATCTGCATCAATCATTACAGGCCATTCCCAAGATGCTTTGTCGATAGTCATTACGTTTCCAAGACCACCGGTAAGCATATCTAAAGAAGTACTATAACCATTGTCTTTTGTACCAAATACATAAGACAATATAGTAGATACCTGATAAGGACTTTGCTGTGAAGCATAAGAGATCTTATTTGTATCAATCAGATCAGAAAATCTTTTGCCTTTGTATAGTACTAAATTATTAAGAATATTATTATCCATAAAATACTAGTAATTTTTATTTATTTATTAATATCATTATACACGAAGTTTGCGTGCAAAGGATGACCATAATGAAGTATCATCTTCTGATGATTTTACTTGTTTCTGTGATTTCTTATTGATACCACTATTATTCTTCAACGAGTTCTTGAAACTGTCTATAGCTTTCTTTTTACCTTCTTTTTTAGCTATGTCTAGCAATGTATCACCCTTCATAGTAAAATAAGCTGACTCAATCAAGTTCTTGATACTCTTAGCATAATCTTTTTGGTATCTAGTTTTGCCATCAGCTTCAGGTCTAAATATGTATTCCAGCAGAACATGTTTATCCTTTGCAGGAATAGCAATACCACGTATATTATCTAGGCCTTTTATTTCCTTGACAACGTTGTCAAAAAATGCCTGTTGGTTCTTTCTAGCAGTCTCTGCCTGCTTTTTCTGATCCTCCAATAGCTGTTGTTTCTTTTCTTCTCTAATACCTTTAAGAGCCTCTAAAGCATCTTCAGCTTCATCTGAAAGAATACCAGCTTCATCATATTTAGTCAGTTTCTTCTCAATCTGTTTACTATTGAATCCTTTCTCTTTAAGGAATTCTTTAAGTACAGCTTTCTGATTTACTTCATCATCTTCAATGTCAATATCATCCAAATCTAGAGGAGCATCAATAGATAAGTAATCACGAATATCTCCACCATTCCTTACAAACTCGTCTAACTTAGCTACTTCTTCATTAGCATAAGTAGGTACAGATGCTTCTTCAATTACTTCTTGGAAGTACTCAATTAACTCTTCCGCTGTTTGAGGAACTTCGTCTTCATCGTCAATTTCCCAGTTCATCTTTTCAGCTAATGCTTTGAAGAAAGAAGTAACCTGTACATCTCCTTCTTCATTGTCATCATCAGAGTCATCTTCTTCGTCTTCCTCTTCCTCTTCAACTTCTTTTTCTTTTTGTTTAGAAGCTTTCTTAGATTTCTTAGGTTCCTCCTTTTCTTCAGTATCCTCTTCGTCCTCTATTACTTCTTCCTCTTCATCGTCTTCGATTTTAAGAGTCTTCTTTTGTTTAGCAATATTTTTTACTTGCTCTAACTCTTCGTCAGACATCTCTTCAAAAGACTCTTCAATCTTGCTGGGATCTATGTCAATATCATCAGAATTTTTACCTACATTAGGATTGAAATTACTAAATACTTCAAATCCATTCAATGTGTTTTTTTCCATAACTATATTGTTTTATTTTTTCTTTTTTCTACCTTTATTCCATTTCTTCGCATTCTATGCAAAGATTGCTCTTTTTCTTGTTAGAGGATTCTTACTGTGAGTTAACTCTTCAGTAGATTTTCCTGTTCTTTTCTTTAAAGCATTAAATTTGCCCCTGTTTTTCTTCTTTATATGGATACCACCACTTTTATAAGTTGGTATCGGATATATTGGGTATATACTGTCCATTGTCATCACCTTTATTTAATAATTTATTACCGGTGTATGCAGCCCCAATAAAACCAACAGTAGGTATAGAGTTAAACCATCTTCTATATGTTTTAGGATCTTTAAAGGACTGATAAACCATCTTTTCTCCCATACCATCTGGTAAACTGTTCATATACTCTGCTATTACTTTTTCATTTGCATGATCTGCTGAATTCCGCAATTTACCTCTTTTCATCAAAGCCTATCTAGTTTGATTCATGAAGCTTTTAATTTCAGTACCTTTACGTAGATAACTGAAGTAAGTAAACGGATCCATATTTTTAGCTAAGCTACTAAAGTCTTTATAAGTAACTAATTGATTAGGATCAGACAATTCCTATAGTAATTTGTTATTGTTTATATCAGTATGTAACATACCATCGTTCTGCATTATGTCTGTTAGATGTCCTAATTCGTGTCTAACATGTGCCTATGTTGGTACCTCATCTGCATTCAGACTTATTGTGTATCTTCTATAGTCATCAACAGGATCAGTATCTGTACGTCCTATTGAATATTCTTCATCTAATGCTAATTTTGCTTTTGCTCCAGCCATTTCTCTTGATAACCTATCATCCATACGAATGTCTACCTAGTTCATATTTTGATAATCTTCAAGCAGTTTCTTATAAGAACCAGCATAATTAGTTCCATATTTTTTATCTACTTTCTTAGCTCTTTTAATAGTACGATCGTCAATGCTTTCAATTACTCTATTTCTAGCATTGACAGCATCTGAAGAATCTAATATAAAATAATCGTCTCCTTCAATAGCTTTATACATTTCTCTCTGCTGTAAAAGTCTATCCATCTCTTTCTACACAGAGCTTCTATTTACTTTAGGAACCTCACGACTAATTGTACTTGCAGCAGTTCTTTCTGCTCCTTTAATAGCAGCTTTAATTGCCTTAGAACCTTTAGAACCGACTATAGGCAATAGTCCTAAACTAGCCCAACCTAATCCGCTCCAATCTTTCTTAGCAGCTGCATTACCCATTTCATTAACTGTAATTACATCTCCTACTGGAGTTAAATTAGCAAAATCTTCAAGGTCTACAGCAGGCTTTAAAGCACCTGTTGCTATAGGTTGTCCAGTCCAAGGATTTACTCTACGACCATTGTAGAAAGAAGGATAAGGAGGTTCTTTTTTACCACCTACTTCTCCGCCATCTTCAAAGGTTTGCACTTTCCAATCCCAATAGCCTTTACCGGGATTATTTTCCCGGTAAGACTTTAGGTTGCGCATTCTCTATTTAAATGCTTGTTTATCCATAATTATTTGCTTTTCTTTCCACCTTTACTTTTAGTAGAGCTGGATTTCTTTCCTCCGCATGCCATAATTAATTCTCCTTTTCTTTAAAGTAAATATTACCAGATGCAGTATCGATAATCATACCAATATCTTGCATCTGTTTCAGACTAAGTATACCAAATATTTCATAATCTGTATTTTGTTTAATAGACTTCTTTATATTATCTATATTAGTAGCTACAAACTGATACAACTTATGACCATTTAAGTCTACATCTAAATCTTTAGTATGATAAACTTCTGATGCTTCTCCACCAGCTCCTACAATAGTAGAAGATAGTTTACTGCCAAGTTTATATCCTAATTCTTTAGTTTTTGTTATATCCACTAAAGCAATAGAAGCGCCAGTATCTACTAAAAAGTATACAGATTTACCATTTACTTTCAAAGGCAGTAATAATCTATTATTTACTACACTTATCTATTGATCTGGTTTTTCCATTACTTCTCTCCTACCACTTTGTTTTTCAGGGATGTTTTTGCTTTAAGTTTTTCTCTTTGCATAGCTGCTTCATCCTTTTGTTTTTGTAGTTTCTAAGCAGCTGTCAACTTCTCTCTTTCAAGCTGAATCTTCTTATCTTCAATCTTCTCTTTCATCTACTGTTCACGTATCTTAGCATTGAATTCAAATTGTTTACCTGCTTCTTCAGATGCCTACTTACGTTCAGCCAAAGCTTGTGCTGCTATTTCCATAGTATCGGGTATACCATTACCGTTCTGATCTTGATCCTCTAAACCTCTATATGCTTGAAGCTGAGCAACTGTGATCTTAGTAGCATTATCTGTATCTATCTTATACTTTTCAAGATCCATCTCTGCTTCTTTTATCATCAATTCCTCTTCCTTAACTTCATTTTGCATTTGGATCATCTGCTGTTCTCTCTGAGCCTGTTGCTCTTCCAAAGCTTGCTGCTGTTCCATACGCTTCTGTTCAATATCTTCTAAGCGATTCTTAATCATATTAATGTTATCCATTGTAATGATTTCGGCGATATCTAATAGACTAGCACCATTCTGCATAGCAGGCTGCATAAGCTGTTTAAGTGCTTCTAACTGTTGCTGATTCTTAGTAGAATCATCCAAAAAGATATCCATATCTTCATAGAAGAAGTCATCACTAAGAGTTAAGAATGCACGTGTAGCATCATCTAATACATAGTGTACACATCTCTTATCACTATCCTTCCATGCAAACTTAGCAGTATTGAGTAACATACTTAATACTTCTTTCTTTACTTGATTGTGAACCCAGAATAATGGTTCAGTAATGTGAGCAGATTGTACTACAGATCTTTCAACATTGCCTACTAATTCATTAGATGAAATTGCTCCTTCTCTTTGTTTAGTAACACCAGTAATCTCAGATACCATTGATTCAATCTTATCCATCAGATTAATATATTGATCAATAGTATTAGCCATAGTAAGATCTAATGCGGTAATTTGATTGAACTGTGATGGCTTACCACCTTCTCTACCAGGTATATCCCATCCTTCTTCATACGGATTTACAAAGTTAACGCCTAAAGCACCTAAGTAATGCATCCATTTTGCTACATCAATATTCATACTTTTAGGTATCTAAGTAATATCCATAGTTACCACTTTACCTTTATCTCTAGCCATTGCTAGTTCAAGTCTATACCATATTACAATATACATATACTGTAATGGTTTCATCATACTAACCAAGGACCTAGGAGAACTATTGGTATTGTTGTATACTACGCCAGTATAAGGCAGTTTTTGCGAATTAGGGTTATCAGCTGAGATATGTTGATACTCAACTGGCTGGATACCTATATACAGGTCTTCTCCAACTCTGTATCCTTCCCATACTTCGATAATCCATGTCCATTCTACGTTAACTTCCCTACCTGTAACTTTATAACTTTCATCTACTTCAAATTCTTCTTCTACCCCAGTTTCAGGGTTAATAATAGTGACAAATCCGATCTTTTTAAACGATTTCCAACAACAATGCCATACATTAATATTATCAGCATTTTGAAATGGGTTAGAACTAAAACCGTTAATAGTTCTAGTTTTAATATGTGGATAGTCTAAAGATGTCTTACGAACCTATGGATTCAGTCCTCCTCTAGTACCATCATCCATCATATCCAGCAATTCGTTTAACTACTTCTCTGACATTTTATCATAGAATCTGTCATAGATCTCAGTAGCAGACATATTCATTTTACGACAGCACCAAGATGCTTCATGAATGAATTCTAAATCAGCAGATTGTTCATAACTGAAACTTAGTGGATTTACTCTTTCAACATAAGGTTCCCCATTAATTACCCCTACATAGTAAATCTCTTCTCCAGCTATCAATGCATCCTTCCACCCCTTGAAGAATTCATGTGTAACATTTAACTTCTGCTTCAAATAGTTTAGACTATGTTGTGCTGCAATTTCTGCAATATCTTTATAATCTTTTGTTAAATATTTCTGTATCTACTCAGGCGTCATTATTTCACCAGACTGCAAAGCCTATTGATATCTAGACTACTCTTCAGGACCAAGTTTAGACATAATAGATGCCTGTATATAATCAATAAGTAATTGCTTAGCTTTGTCCTATAGATCACTAGTGGCAATATCACTAGTTCTTACTACTCTAAAGTTGAATGGGCGCTTAGTCTCTTCTCCAAGTAATAGATCTATCTTTGGTTTAATAATATTATAATCCTAAGCAGTTGCAGGAAACCCATCATCTTGTTTAAATGGGTTAGTAACATACTTTAGATCTTTTTCATTGTATATACTATTATACAGATCATAGTATGTCTGCATCTCTTCTTCCCTACTCCTACTGCTACCATTTCTGGAAGAGGCACTGTGACCAATAATATAATCCACGCAGCTTTCTTTCCATTCCTTGGTCTTCTTAGACATAGGTACTTTCTATGCAGGAAATATGTTAATGTTATTCATAATTAAAACGTATACGTATTTGAATCATTAAATAGGTTAGGCATACTTGGTTCATCTGACCACTGTTGCGCAAATATTGGCCCATCAAATAATATCCTATTCCTATTCTCTTTAGTCTTTTCTTTAACAACTAAATTATGTAGTTGTTCTTTATAAATCATTAGCTATATTAACGCACACACTCTATCGAAATTTCCTTTGTCATTATAACCTATAAGTTCTTCCAATAGCGGTTCTGATAGTATCTTGGTTAAGTTCTTCTTGCCTGGAGCATACTCTTCATTAAGCCAATCTTTTATCATGCCTTCACCCCAGTCCTTAATCTACTTATTGATATGGCAACCCTTTCTACGCTATACTTTTGAGTTACCAACAATGTCGTTAATGATATCAGGTTGATCTGCTAGTAAGTAATCACAATGTTTAGCAGTAAAGTATGGGAATATGCCTTTACGTTCATTTTCGTACATTAATCTAGCATTATAGTAAAGCAATAGTTTACGTGCATTCTCGTAGTATTCCTCTGCTGTAGAAGGCCTTCCAGTATACTCAGCAACAATTATATCATAATACTCTTCAAAGCTCTAGAATCGCTTGTAAATGAACATAGAGCCTAATGAATTAGTACCAGCCTGATCATGGTCATACGGGTCCATACCAGCTATGTACAATCCAACAGGTGCATCCTATACTGGGTGTTCCCATATTACTATTGAACCTGTAGGGTCATCATCTTTACTTAATGGATACTTAGTAATATCGCCTCTCTTCTTAGGTATCCACTTAAGTAAGCCATCATCACCAAACACCAAGTCACCTACTTGTTTGTGATTTTGTAGACTACGATTGGTACGAATCACAGCTAAATGTGCTTGTAATTCTTTTTTAGGGAAGATGTTACCATTAAATTCGAGCATTGCTTCAGCAGGTGTAATAGGTCGCTCTGCTACATATCTATCTACAGCTGTAGTACTAGTAGCATTTTCTATTACATCTCTACGTAAGTCTAATATTCTATCTATTGACTTTTTATGCAAAGTATTACCATCTACATCCATATACAGACGATTACCATTATCGTCTATATCAGATATATTAGTATACTGTGGCACAAAGAATCCACACGGTTTATCTCCTGGGTTTTCGTCCCATATATTCTAGAAGCCTAAGCAGTTATAACCTTTAGGATTGTAGAACATATCCTTCAATGTATCAAACGCTGAAGACGGATCACCGCCAGTACCAAATGCTAACATAAGACCATATGCTACACCATCTTGTTCTACAGAAGGTCTAGCAATCTGCCATGCTGCACCTAGTTCACTAAATGAACCCGCTTCCTCAAATAAGATAAGCTTACCAGATTTACCACGTACTACGTCAGGATTGTCTTTTAGAGTAACACCAATGATTTCGGATTTGTAACCTAATTCTATTTCATTGCCATACTCGTCTTTAACATTAACTGCTGCGCGTTTACGCATCTAAGTATTAACAGATCTTTTCTTACCCCAAGCTGTATTCTTATCAATAAAGTCCATATAGTCCCACGCTTTAGTAAGAATACCATCTTCAGTAAGATACTGTTTATTTGATGCATATATGTATGTTTTACTATCCGGTATTAGATAATAGTTACGGCAAGCCATAGCTGCACCTTTAAAGGAGTAACCACGACGTCTGGCTTTTAATACACACATATGTGTACCTGATTCTTCAGCTTCCTATATAGCAGTAAAGTAATAGTAATCATAATCCCAGAAATCAGCAAATTCTACTTTTTTTACTTTACGTTTCTTTTGATTACCAAATCTATCTGTATATGTTTCATACACTACTCTAGAGATAGGACAATAGTTCAAATAAAAATAGTTATACCCGCTTATCCAATCACCGTCTTCAGCAGTATAACCATCTATACAATATTTAATTTCCTTGTCCCAGAATTGAAAATACTCTGTAGTATTCTTAGGGTAGGAACAATAAGAGCCAGTCTCTATGTACTATAGAGCTGGCTTTCTGAACTTATTGCTATTCTTAATAGGCTTATAAAAATCAATCTTGCTTACTATCTATCTATCTTCCATTATCTTCTTTTCCGAATATCCAATCCTCAAATTGTTTACGTCTATCTTCACAATATTTTTTCCATACTAAGTAATCACTTTCCCACATCCAATCACCAAGTATATCAGGATAGTCTTCTTTAAGTAATACCTTATCTTCCATATTTAAATATTGAAAAGGGAGGTATTTAACCTCCCTAAATGTTGCGGGAGTTGGACTCGAACCAACGACCTTCAGGTTATGAGCCTGACTAGCTACCAACTGCTACATCCCGCCATAATAGAGTTATACCACTTAACTCTATAAAAGTGCCTACTTACGATTAGGACCATCATTAGCTGTGTTTACTATTGGATCAAATAGTAAGTGACTTAGGTGGTTACGTTGATGCGCGCTCATCTTCAATGTTTATTGGTACTCCCACTAAGATTCGAACTCAGACTAAGAGGGTTAGAGCCTCCTGTGCTAACCATTACACCATAGGAGAATGTATGCTTGACTTCTTTTAAGACACTCAAGCTATGTCTAGTCATAACTTTACTATTGAATAGTTATTTCTTCAAACTACGTTTTACAGGTTTAAAGATTCTCTTATACCACGGAGAATGCAACAGATCTTGGCGTTTAGCTTCACATTCTGCAATAGCTTCAAAAATATCTTTATTCTCGTCTGTAAGATCCAGAACTACATCTGGCATTGTAAAATTGTTCTTCATATTATTTTCAGTGTTAATACTCAATAAAACGCTTAATTTTATACTAGTTTCCATGTAATGTTTTTTTTAAACAAATTAATTTAATTCATAAGGATTAATCTCAGCATTACCTTTTACTTTAGTACTAGATAACTCTTCACTCTTAACTGCTTTCTCAAGTAAGTCTAATGATTTATAAACATTGCCTACACTTGTCATACCAGCTAGAATATCTTTAATCTTCTTCTCGTCTAGTATTTCATCTAGTGAATCTCTATAGTACTTACTAATACTATCTAACTTCAATCGCATATTAGTTAGCATTTGTAAAGTATTAGTATTTTGAAATCCTATGAATTCTTTTTCACATTGTATTTCATCTGGAGTCAGCTTATAATTAGCATCACCTAGTAGTTGTTTCTTAAGCCTTGGTTCAATATTCTCTTTATCAGAACTAAGTACATATGGACTATCCCATTTATTCTTTAATACTATGTAACTGATTATATTCGTAGCATGTTCTTTGTCAGGCTTATCAGCATCCCATACCTTTTTAAAGCATGGGATACCTAAAGCATCTGAATGTATTACTACTTTACCACCTAGTATATCAAATAATTTCATAAAATATTTTAAGTGCTGTTAATTTAATAGTAAGCTTACTAGTGGTTGTGTATTTATGTATGATTTTCATATTGCTCTATCTCTATCACTCCACGGATTAAAGTCTTCCTCAATAGGGGGATTTTCTTCATGAAATAATATCATACTTTCCTAGTATTCAGATAATACTCTCTTGTAAGTCTATCTACTATTTCTATAGCTGTGTCCAGTGGACAGTTAGGATTTACATATTCAGGATTAGTTCTATACTTACCGATTATCTCCTGATACTTCGCTATTTCCTGTTGTAGACTCTCCAGTGTTATGTTCATTTTTTGCTAATTCTTTAGTTTCTAAGATCAAATCTGTACCACTTTTCTCTTTCTTATCTGTGCTTCCATAGCCATTTTCACCTCTATCAGTACTACTTAATTCTTCAACAAATACAGGAGTAGCTTTATAGTAAGGTACTACTACCAGTTGACCTATCTTATCTCCAATTTGATATACTCTAGGAAGTGCATCTGTAGTAAGTTTGAACTTCATCATTAACTCTCCTCTATAACCCATTTTCGAGGAGTTGTTATTCTATAAGGCTCTTTATCCTTATATTTCTGTTATTTATTTTGTTATATTAACAGCTCGGACTATATCTTCACTCAATATTTATTGAGGCAGGGCACTCGTGTCAGCATTACTGTCTCGTAAGACTCGGCTGTTAGTCTCTGAACCTTCAAAAGCATCACTGCTTAAGCTTGGCTGCTGATCGACCTCTTCAGGCTTTTCCAGCAATTCACCCTGTTTAATGACTCCAGTTATTTTACCAGTATTAGGATCTCTAATTATACTACTAAATAAATTGTGTATAGCAGTATGTTCAGATTTTGTTACTGGCATTAGGTTTTCTATTCTATTGTCTGTATGATCAAAATTTATGTGATGTACTTGTGAACTCTTCTTTAAAACAATTCTGTTATTAATGTTTTCAAAATATTTATTGTTGAACAATCTGTAATTTTGTTCTACAAGTAATCTGTGTTCTGCAACTCTACCAGATTTGTCTGCTCTAGGATGATCTGGTATGTACACTAGTGTATCTAATAAATTATTATTCCTTTTAACTATTTTCTCTCCTTTAAAGGAGCTATTTAATTCTCCCTTTAATCCAAATTGGTGATTATTTTTTCCAGAGTAAAGTAAAGCTTTTAACTTGTTACAGCACTCTTTACTGCACGTATTGTGTTTATTCTTATTTTTCCTATAGTTTTTTCTATGAAACTTTTTGCCACAGTATTCACAAACACAATTCAATTCTCCTTTTAAGGATTCCTGTCTGCAATTTATAGAACAATATTTTGCAGTATTTTCTCGGCAAGGAATAACTTGAAATTCTTTATTGCATATAGGACAAATTTTAGTAATCATGTTTTTGTTCTTTTAAATTTGTCTATACAAACGTAATAAAATAGAATAGGTTTTATAAACTGTAATTTAAACAGCTATTAAAGTTTAGAGTCAATTGTACCAACACAATTTGTCAACATGATAGACTTCTTAGAAACAGAACTACGCATTAGAAGAAAACCTACCATGCCTTGAGGAATCTCTACTGCTACATCAGTATGATATACTAGTACTACTTTACCAGCTTCATCTAATTCCTGAGTTAATCTGGTACATACAATGTCATAACCAGCATCTGTATCATGTGCTCTGACTGGTAATACTCCTTGCGATTCTTTAATAATTGGAGTACCGTTTTCATCTACTCCTTCAACATAATTAAGTTTCTTAAATTTCAATACTGATTCTTCAAATTTCATTGTCTGTTCCATTATTATTTTCTTTATTTGTGTAATTAATTAAGTAATTACTAATTCTTCCTGCAACCCAACCAACTAAGTAAGCATAATGTTCATTACCTGCTTCGTAGTTACTTTTAACTATTCCTAAGTAATCGAATATACCATCTGCGACATGAACTGATTCATGGGGAACTACTTCAGATACTGTGTTCTCAGCTAATTTAGTATTAATCAAAACAAGTAAGCCAACTGCTCCTGTTTTCTTTTCTCTAACACATACTGTTACACCATCTACATTATCATTTGATACTACGATGTTTCCTGGATTTTGATCATTCGAAGCATCTTGCATTGTATCATAACCGTCAAACAACTTATTAGCTTCATTCAAACATTCTACTGTTCCAACATATAAATACACCGGATATATCTCAGGATCATATGCAACTATTTTAGCCTTCGTTTTCTTCATTTAATCTTCTATATATATTTGCTATCACTTCATTACTTAACATATATAAGTAACAGTAAGTGTGATCATCAAGGTAATATTCTTCATCAGGAGTAATTATCCTATTACTTTTATCATCTAATTGTATCTCACATTCTTTATGTAAGCCTATAGGATAAGACATTTTATAATAGACCATTAACTCAACTAGCCGTGTTCGCAGCTCCTAATTTAGGTCTTTTACTTTCACTCTTCTTATCGTCTTCATACTTCTTCTTAATCTTTATCTTACCTAAGTAAGAGAACATCAGTGTTCTAGTATCTTCTTCATCTGAGATTACCTTATTAGCAAACATAAAAGGATGATTGCATATTACTTCTATTACTTGATGTGGTAGGTTATATTTCTTACTTAGTTGCTGGTATATATTCTGTGTATTCTTTTTCATCAGAAAGATGTCTAATATTGTAGAATCTATTAGTAAGTAATTGATTTAATCCTTTATTGCTATCTACAGTATTTGGTCTGATAGTATTAATAGTAGCTAAAACATCCTCAGCTCTGTCTATCCAACCTAGACGGTTAAGTAACCGTAACTTAGTTACTTCTTTGTTAGAGTATTTCTTCTTTGGTTCTAACAGTACTAGGCGAGATGTTCTTGGATTACCAATCATTGACATTGTTTCGTCGAATACGTAAAACTTATTATAATCTAACTTTTTTCTAGTAATAAATGACCAAATCTTTTCATACCATTTATATTCTTTACCTAAGAATATAGTTCCTGGTTTAACTTCAATTTGTTTCATTTTTCAATCTTAATATTAAAGTGATCTGAACTCTATCACCAATTATTTCAGGTATAATTGCCTTATTAACAGTAATTTCATCCTCCACTTTTCCTTGTACTAACAGACCTTTTTCTTTGAATCTCCCTATATATCGACTTAAATTGTCTGGAGTAATTCCAAGTTTTTGTCTGATATATTTTCTATTCTCTGTATTAATTACATTCTTACTATGACCAGGGAGCTTTTCGTAATTAACGTCTAGCTCGACTAAAGTAGTCATAAGTTCTAGCTCCCTGTCAGTAAGTTGCAATACTCCATTTAGAGAAGTAAGGAATTCTTTGTAAAGGTCAGTCTTATTGACTTGCTTTACCAGTTTATTCATTTTGCTAATTCCTTAATTTTATCAAGCAATTTGGTCATATTATAATAAACAGTCTCTGCTTCTACTTTAACACAAGTAGGGATAAGACCTTCATTATACTTGCTCAATACTTCATCTAAATCACTATCGTATTTCTGAAGCATTGTATCACAGAAATCTTTGATAGCTTCAAGTCTAGTATCATTGTTGGATGATTTCATTTCAAGCAAGTAACCTTTCTCAACCAATTCATTTGCGGTATCTTCATCTACAGCAACAAATCTACTACTGAATTTATCCTGAACATTAAGAACCAACAAACCTTTTTCATTAGGCTCAAGCATGTCACCTTTACGTGCTGCTGCAAATGATTTAATTACTTTATAACTATTCATATTATTAATCTTTTTTATTTAAACCTTTGACTGCTAGTGTGATCATAAGAGCACATAACAGTACTACTAGTATGTCTTCCATAACTGACTATAAAACGGAGGTGCAATAACGATGTTAATTTTAGTTAACACATTTTAACATTTAAAGTATAGATAAAATAAAAGGTAGCTTTGAAAGCTACCTTTAAACAATTAATTTTTATAATCATGAGACATTTAACGTGCCATTATTTATTAACTACGGCAATCACGTCATAAGGTTTAACCAACTGACTATTCTTATATAAATCAAAGTCTTTTGCAAACTTCTTGTTGTATACTATAGTACTTCCAACCTTATATGTAGACTCTTCAGGAGTAGTTAGACAAGTAGGTAACGCAAGTACCACACCCTTTAAGAATTCAGATTCAACATCTTTAGTCTCTGTCTTAGTTTCATACTTCTCAAATCCATCTTCATCTTTCTCACCTGTTGGAATTTGTGTAATGATATCTTTCTTAACCATTACTGGTTCTAAAGGCTTAACTAATACATCTTTCTCAAATGTATATTCCAAGTTGTTTACAACTGTTTCTAGTATTTTATCTTCCATGTAATTATAAACGTATTATTTCTTAGTATGTTTCACTTCTTTAAGGATATTCCCACCATTTGAGCAACAAAAGTGCACAGCTCTAGAAGGACACTTTGTTAGATCACCAAATGCACAGCCATCACAACTGCCAGATTTATTAGCTTCAATTAAGTACTGTTTACTATTTATCTCAACTGGTATATTATTCTTAATAATCTCAGCTAACTCTTTATCGTATATGTACATTACTTTTTATTTAAATCTAAAATTACTTCTTTGAAAATATAACCCTGAGTACAGTAAGCAGTTCTATTTGCATCACATCCTGTATTCAGGAAAGCACAACCTTTACAGCTACTTTGATCTGTTTCCATTACTAAGAAAAAGTCTTTGCCGTTTACATCTACATATTTACCCGGATATGCAATTGGTCGTCTCTTACTAGTATTTAATATCTTATTTGCCATAGTATATAATTATTATAAAGTAATTAGTAAAGTAAGAGTAGATTATTAGTTAATTTAGTATGTATATACTATGTAATTACTAACCCCTCTTACTCCCCTATAAACGTATAAGTTCTTACTTAGGTTGTACTAACTTGTACTATAATTAACAGTTTTTAACTATTTACTTATTGCCTTTTATGTAATAGTTAATGCTTGTTAATGTGTAGATATACTGCTCTCTTTACTACGTTTTATATGTGTAACCAACTAAGATTGATATGATAAACTTAATCAAGGGTAGAGAATTACTTAGTATAGTAGCAGATGACATAACTAATAAAGTTGCACAAAAAAGTAGAACAAATTTTTTTATATTAAAAAAATTTTTACGAGTTATTTTGTGTGTGTGAAAACTAAAAAAATAATTTTTAAAAATAAATTTGGGGTATTTCTATGAACACGAAAACCTGCACATAAATCACTCCCCGGGATATAGTAATGGGAGGAACACCCGTAGGTATCTAAACAGAGGGTAAAACTCTTCCCTTTTCAAAGCTATGTTAACAAGAATTGTAGACGCAAGAATGGTAGATTTGCAAAACTCCAGTGTTTCACAAGCGGTTTATATTAAAGCCGTTGAAGAAACCGCAAGTAGTTCAGAAAAGAAAGAACTTGTAAAGAAAGACGCTAAAGGACGTAGGATATTTAATGCTAATGTGTTAAATAAATCAATGTTCCCGAATGTTTTTCATACTGTGTTATTTCCTGAGAATGAAGAACTTGTTGAAATGTTTCGCGAAATCGTCGAAGAAAACGAGGACAAAGAAGAAAACGAACGCGATTATCCAATGATCCACTTGTGTAAGGAAAATGTACCGGTTAGTGATATTTCCGGCGAGGTGTACATTATGCGCTATACACGAGACGACGACGACGGTAATTTTCAAATGGGAGACATTGTATTGGACGACGACGGAAAAGTTAAACTTTTTGACCAGGTGACAGTTGTTTTGCTTTGCAACGACGACGACGAACCAGTTGAAAATGCTGTACGTAAAGCCCGCAACCGCTACAAACAAAACATGAAGTTTGACGACGAATTCGGCTTTGCCGTGTGGCAGACATACGAGGAATATCTCGAGGAAGAAGCGGAAAAAGCCGAAAAAGAAGCCCGTAAACGTGGAAATAACAACGATGGTGGTTCTGAATTTGCGGATAGAGCAAACGCGCGTAACAAAAACAACAATCAAGGGGGTAACAATCGTAGACGTTAAAAGTATTAGGTGTGTGAGTGAGAGGATAAGACTATTTCCTCCTCCACACCTTTTAACATTATCGACAAACGCAAAAAAATGTTGACAACTTAATATATGGCTCTTGTTTCGAACGTTCCTCACAATAGCTATATGTCGACATAGCACTTTTTTGGAGTAGCGTAAGCTACGGAATAACATAAATTTTAGATACCTACGAGTATTCTAAACCTTCATCATATATATCATTTTATAAAAAACTCAATAACTTCCCAAGACATTGAGGGCACCAGTTTCTTTATTATAAAATGTAAGCAAACTATTCCAACTGGAATGTGAGTTGCGACTTATAAAGTTTTAGGTGTAAAATGCTAATCGTTTATTTCTATATTGTAAGGATACAGCCATACTATCCTTTACTTTATTATTACTTAACCATACACTACAGTCTGTGAAGATAGTAGTGTTTTAAACTGATTATTAACTTAAAATTAAGATAAAATGCTAAGGTACACAATTTTAGATATTATTATCAACAATAATGATAATATATCATAACAAACACTTGAATGTTTTATAGAAGCTATTGTAGAAGATCCAAAAATTGATATTATAAGAGAAATAATTCAAGAAATAGGAGAAGTAGGAGATATTCAACATCGTATAATTTTACGATACGAGAATGAATTCATACCTGCAATAAAAAATATTATTGCAGACTTTAATCTAACAAATAATATTAAAAGTTAAAATTATGAAAACCAGAAAACACTTTATCAGAAAGTATGAACTCTTAGCAAGATGTATTCAAACTAACTTAGAGTTATTTATACTACAATAGTAATGCAGCCATAGACAGTGGCAAGCCTGTAAATGCAGAGCCAACTACATGTAGTATTAGTATCATTGTAGTGTGTGGTACAAACGTGTAAGCACTATCTAAACTCAGTATAAAGGAGTTTTCACTATTTTAGATTTGAAAAATAGTTCTGAGCATCTGTCACTAGATGAACAAAGAGTGACAACGTAACTATGCGTAAATAGTAGGGGACAGCATTAGCTGTCCTCTTTATATGTTTAATCACTAAACTAAAAAGATATGACATTAGAACAATTTCAAAATCTTAAAATCGGCGACATAGTAGTAGCTAAATTAGTTAACTCAAAACAAAGTCGCGTTAATCCTGTTACTAACATTGACAGAGGAAATCTAAAACTACACATCGGTAAGAGTGGAAAATGGCGTAGCTATTTGCAATTTGAAGTATTAACTGCGGATTACGTAGTTAAATGGATCAAACGAAGAATAGATAGTAAATCATCTCCTCATTTTACCATTGAAGTTAAAAGTGATACTGAAGTAACATTTAAAGTTCATAAAAAGGTACAATTCAATCAATGAAAAAACTAACAAAGAAACAAAAAGCTAGAAGGCAAATATTATTTAATATGCCATATCTATTACTTACTTTTCTTATTAAAGAAAGAGTATTAGATAGATTTCTAGATAATACTAGTAAATATGCAATCGTTCATAGTATAAATCTATCATGTCTTTATACAAAATTAAGGGATCCTTATGCAGCAATCGAATGTACATTTGCATGGGATTGTACAAAAGAAGGATATGATTTTTGGAAAGGACTTAATGATAAATATAAAAGTATATGGGAAATGAGCGATTCTGGCGCATTGTTATTACTATCAGATTGTTAATATATTTATTAGTATTATTAGCAATAGTAACAGCAATAGTATTTGTAGCAAATAGTATTTAATCAATAAATAGTTATTATGCAAAAATTAATGTATTTTTTATTTGGACTCATAACTGCATTATTTGCAGCTGTGATGATTATTGAACATCAAGGAATATATTTCTTTGATGAAGAAGTGTACGGACTGTTATATACCGATTATTGGAATTATTGGTATTACTCTAAAGTAGTGATAATCGCACTATTTATATTCTGCGTATTATCTTTTGTATATACACTTGGTAGTGGATATAAAGATAAAGACGATGGATACAAAGAAATCAAACCAAGCTGATTTAGCAGATATATGGTGGGATAAATTTGAAAACTGGTATGAAACACATCCAGTTACAAGAGTATTAATTGTAATAGATGCAATATTAATAGCATTTATATACTTAGTATTAACTTAAAACATTATCAAAATGAGTGAATTTTTATTATTACATGACAATGAATCAGGAGGAAAGCCAGCCACTGTAAGAAAAAGTATTATCTCTTCAATTCTTCCATCAGAAGATTATTCAGAAGGATCAGCTATCTTCACTAAACTTGATGACGGAGAAACTATGATTCTCGAAGCAAAAGAGTCAGTAGAAGAGATTTATAACATGTTAAACGATTAAACAACATTTATCAAAAATGAAAAGTAAATACGTATTTTGGCTAATTGCAGCAATAGTAGCATTAGCAATTTTTATCAGTTGTGCAAGACCTCGTAGTCCTAAAGAAAAACAAATCCCTGAAACGGACACAATTGAACAAGTAGTAGCACCAACAGTACAAGAAGTGCTACAATGGCGTGAAAGTATGAAATTAGACAAGTATGTAGATAGTGTGTTCTTAGTTATACCAGAACAAGTACTAACTCAAATACTTGTAACTAAAGGTACAGATTTATCAAATCATGAAATTGTTTCTATTTATATTAGTAACAAAGACTTTTATGATAAATTAATAAAGAGGAGTATGGATATACAAAAAGAATATATACCAGATAGTATGCCAAGGTCCTCATTACCACAACTTAATAGTGACTCAATTCACGAAGCCGTTAATTATTAAATTAAACAAGGTTACTTCAGTCTGTGAAGATAGAAGTAATCGTTCTTACTGTGAGAATCAGTGACAAACATGTGGGGCTTATATCTAATCATTTTAGATGGCAGTGTTACTGTCGTCTGAAGGTAGGTGGAGGAGATTAGTATTAGTGCAGACGTTAAAATCATGTACTCCAATAAGATTAGTTTGACAGCTATATCTGCTTATGAGTTAAAACTAAGTGAGAGTCATTTTAATTAGTATTTCAATTAAGCTGTATTAGTGTAGAAGTTACACAACGATGTGAATCGTCAAGCCTGCAATATACTGCAATATATTGTATAAACTATTACATGCCTTCTTTATTTACTGTAAGCGTACAGTAGAAAATGTGTGTTAATATATAATTAAGATTGATAAAACCATCTAGTTGCAGCTAGACGTCCTCAAAATATTGTATAATTAAAACTATTAAATATGAAAGAATGAATATTTTTAAGAAAATCAAACTGAAAATCAGTAGTTACAGAAGGCTAAAAGCCTATCATAGTAACATTAAACGACTTGCTGAATTAGAATTATTAGATAATCCTAAACGGCAGAAAGAAGTTGCATTACGTTCACAATGTTTAATTCATGGGCACAAATGGAAAAATGAGCCTAATAACAATGAATTAAATATTCCTATTACTAAAAGAACTTACTGTGAAAGATGTGGTAAGTACTATAGTCAAGAAATTTATAAACAACTTTAAATTCATATCAAATGAAATCTTTAAACTTTGTAATTATTGGAATTCCTGCATCAATCAATCAGGAAAGTATTGTAACAGCAGTAGCTCTTATGGCTAAAAAACTTGGTTTATCAGAAGTACATACAGAAATACTTGAAACAAGTAAATTTGTAACTAGTTCTTCAAATAAACAAATGATTGAAAACATCTTGAAAGATGTTATTACTGTGTGTACAGCAGCTGGTCTAATGAATATCGCTGCAATTAATGCCAATTTTTGGAAATTAATTGAAGATGGTAAGTTAACTAGACCACAAATTGAAATGATGCTGGATGAAAAAGAAGTTACAATTGAGTATCTCAACAAAAAGGGATGTGCTTATATCTTTGATCTTTTAGTACAAGCAATTAGAGTGTTATAATTATGGGAAAGACCTATAAAGAATCTCATTTTCCAGGTTCTAAGCAATCAGGAAAAGCAGCTGAATATCAGTCTAAAAAGAGAGTTAGACATTCTAAAATGCAACCGTATAAAAGGGAAAGAGCTATTGTTTAACTAAGAATTACTAATTAAGTAGTTATGATAGAATCCAATCAACACAGAAGGTTATAACGCCAGACCCCTAAAGGTGATTAATACCTACGGACTATACAACGGTCAACCTTATTTAAGGTCAGGAGAAGGAAAAGGGCTAGCTATCAAATAAGGCGTACGAATAGATAGTATAACTTTCTATTTCTTTACTATTATGTGGACAAAAAAAGAATTAAAAAAGAAAACAAAAGAAGAACTAATAAGTATTATCATTAAAATGCAAATAGATATCAAAGAAGAAAGAGATGAAATCTATCGCAGAAGCTTATTAGATACTTTTTAAGATTAATTCATTCACTTAAATAAATCAATTATTAACAATTAAAAATCAAAAAATTATGAAGAATTTTATGAAATTAACTGCAATTATGTTAGGTGTAGCAATGTTACGTGACAAAGCAACTGATGAAAATTACAACTTTGAAGCTGGTATGAAAAAACAAGAAGAAAAAGACGGTAAAGTTGAAGCATCAGCAGTTACTGAAGCAAAGAAACAGATCCAACAAGAACAACTTGAACGTGAATCTCGTGAAGTAAAACGTAGAATTCAGGATTGTGAAAAAGCTGTTTCTAGAGCAGAAAGATACGGACGTTTTGCATCAAAACACAAGAACATTATGAAAGACTTTTCTGAAGGACTGAAGAAAGCTCAAGCTGAATTTGAATCTACAGGTGATTACAAAGCTTGGGACAAAAAGTATTCAGAACTTACAGACAAGAAAGATGACGCTATCGCAAAAGCGAAAGAAGAAATCTTTGGTTCAAGATACGAAAATATCTATCTTTAATCAACATCCAAATTCTAAATGCTTTTATGCTAAATAGAATAAATGTGAACCCTGCAAACTATATAAGTCGCATTGTCGCATTGAGGAGTTCGGGGCAACATGAACTGAATTGACAGTTCTATTCAATGCTTTTATGCTAGTAATAGGATATTATGCCTACTGATCATGTGCTATAAATAGATCATTCTTTATTTAAATGCTTTTATGCTAACAAATAAAGGATAGTCTCATAGACGAAAAACAGTAAGTATATCAAAATACATATACATATAGTACTTTATGTCTATATTTCAATCGAGTCTCTAGCTTGCTAGATGAGCACTTGGTATAATATGTATTCTGTCAAAGACTATAAATTCTAAAGTAATAGCGGCTTTATGCTATTATATACTAGATTTAATGCTTTTATGCTCATAATCAACGGTATGTACTATTACTTTAGAATTACATATTAAGTATAGAGAGTTTGATCGCTCTCTATACTACTAAAAGAGTATATTGCACTATTATATCAACCCAATGATATATGAAAACTCGTGTATGATGTATATCTCTCTAATTGAGGCGTTATCCGATCTGCCAGGATATGAAGGCGCAGAGGTGTGCAAAACTCTTTATATTTACAACTTAAAATTATTTATCATGAGCTATATTGCAGCAGATATGTGGGGTGAACATCTATTCTATAATAAACCTGTTAGATATGTTCATGAAACAACAAAAAGAAGTTGGTGGATAGATCCAAAACATAATAATTCTATTAGTGTACCAATAGGTACGGCTAAACTATTTAATGATGCAGGATTCTTATATACTCATTATGTACCATTTGATAAAAGAAATATGTGTTTTGGAGATAATCCTATAGAAATAAAAGTATATTGACTGTTAGATCATTATATGCCTGAGCAAGACGAGCTTTCGCCGGCTCTACCTCCACTATAAAATAATAACAAGGGGGTATATATGTATTGATTGGCAGAAACAGTAATGAATAGGTCAATAACGTCAGAAATGACAAATCTTTTGTAACAGACTATACTCGTATCGCAGCGTGATACGATAAGTCAACGGCTAAGCTAATGTCGTAAAAAGCAGGTTACGGATCGTGCAAATGGATAGACACAGGTAGACAATACTGAAGAGTGCGGGTTCGAGTCCCGCTCCGTAAACAAATATTATCAAAATTAAAAACAAAAAGTATGAGTATATTAAATTTATTAAAGGAAAAGACTGCTGATGAAAAACAGAACTTTTTAAATTCTATAAGATCTAAAACATCTTCTAAATTAAAAAATACAGATGATAATAAAATAGTAGATGTAATAAGTATAGTAGATGCATTTAATTCATCTTTATCTGTTACTAATTTAATTGAACAATCTTCATGTGTTCCTAAACAGAATATAGTTTTACCTACAGAAATATTAGGTCAGGGTATAGATCAAATACCTTTACAAAAATATGACATCATTAGAGCGAAAATAGGTCCAGGTACACACTATGGAGTAATCTATAAAATAGATCCTGAACTAAATATTGCTTGGACAGTAAGTATAACTAGCGATATTACTTTAAATAATCTAATTCCTATTAAAAGAAGCAGATTGTTTAAAACATTCTTTGTAGCTTATTTTCATCCTGTATTCTTAGACAAGAACAACTACACTTTTTGTAATGTTTTTGATAATAAAGAAGAATTTGATGAAGTTATAAGAATCATTAAAAAGTATTATAAAACAAACTTTAGAGTATGAAAATAGATTATAACAAAGTATCAATTATTCCTTTAGATTATAGTAAAGGAAGTAAAGGTTTATGACTAGCAGTTAAAAAGAATAATAAATATATTCTGAGATTACTAGCTATATTTGAAACAGCTCTCGTTGAACAAATCAAAATAAGTAACAGAGATTTGTTTGATTATAATGTATTTTACAATCTGAAAGAAGCGTTATTAGATTATGATTTTACTTTAACTAAAAAGAATTATAATCAATTAGATGCTTTAGCTTCAATAAATGAAAAGAAACATTATGAACAATACTTAAAAACATTTTGTAGATGAAAAAGACTTTAAATCAATTAAAGGCAAGTAGAAGGAACTTATCTCTTATGCTTTTAGCTGGTATGATTACTAATCTGAAACATATCAAACATTTTGTTAGAGATACAGAAGTAGCAATAAGAATAGATACTTTATTAGCAGCTATAGAAAGACTTCAATCTTCAATTAAAGAAACTACTTATGAATCGTGGTCGGCATAAAAAGAATAAAAAAGAAGACAATATCTATAGTAAAGATACTATTTTATCTTGTATAAGGAGTGAATTAGTAGAACTATATAGAATATCTAAACAGCAACAAATAAGAACTTCAGATCCCAGTACGTACAAAGCAAGAATATACATTACCAGTAATCCAGAAAGAGAAGAACCATATCTATGTATTATTAATTGCTATATCAATGATATATATTACATTGATAGATCAATAAAAAGGATAGAACTTATTTTAATTAATGGTACTATTAGCAATACAATATATACAATCAGATGTCACTTCGGATATAAAGAAACAAAATTTAAATATAAACATGAATAAAAAAGGCTTAAGAGGTTTTATTAGGAATAAATTGCCTAAAACTTGGGAAATTGTTCTTACAAGAGAACGTAAACTTACTGCGTTCATTGAGTATGTATATGAATCAACTCCATCAGTAATGAAGGGAGGTAGAGGTTGGCGACGTGGTGTACATAACATTACAGTCGGATACAATAGATGCAAAATCTATGAAATGTTTCAAGCTGAAAAGAGTAAAGAAGGCTTGATATATTGGGTAGGCATCTATAATAAAATTAAAGATCTTGAACATCAAATGAATTAACATGGAAATTGTTCAATATGTTCGCTGGACTGAACCAGGAGAGCGAGAAAGACTACAAGAAATAATGCAGCAATGTAGCGGAGAAATGGAATTTAGAAAGAAAGTAGCTTCTGAATTTAATATTAGTCCAATGGATGCAGCAGTTGTAGTAAAAAGATTCAAAAACGAATTTATCAAAATACTTAAAACAAAAGGATTATGTTAAAAGCAGGTATGTGGATCGCACAAGGTCCAGAAACTAATGTATTACTCCTTTTAAGCGGAGTAGAACCATTATTAGAAGTAGTAGGTGCAATTGATCTTAATTACTTTAAACAGAATGGTAAAGCTAAAGATCTTACTAAAGACAGTCCTGAAGTAGTAGATATTATGATGTATCCTGAAAAGTATACATTTGCATTACCATCTATTACTGAAGTAGTTGATAATGTAGGTATTGGTGATTTACAGACTCTAGAAGGCTTAGGAGAAGATTCTAGAAAAGATAAAATCATCGAAGAAGGTATTGCTTACTATAAGTCAACTTTACCATTATATGGTATAGAACAAGCTAAAGTAAGAACTAGACTGCATTTAAAGAAGAAATACAGCCTAAAAATGTCTCAAGCTAACTATGTATTTACTGTAATTTGTAAAGCACTTAACAGAGAACCATAATGAGCGATTTTAAGAGACTTATTGAAGCACTCAATGCTGAATTAGAGGAACCTTATAGGTTTACTTTAGACAAGATTATATCTTCTGCAAATTTTGATACTAAAGTATTAGGATATGCAGATAGTGTATTGGATGATTGGGCAAATATACCACCTAATTTAAAATCTAAGATAGTTACTAATAACACTTGTCTAAGTATCAATAAGTGGATAAATAGAAGACTGTGGATGGATATTCTTAACAATCTATTAGAAGATAAAATATTAAGTCTTCAGACTAGATTAGTAAGAGTAAGGATTGCTATTAATATGTCATTGAAAATGGCATATCCTCTCAATGAAGAAGAGAAAGAAGAATGGAGAGAACATATCTCAGATGTATTCTATAAAAGATGTCTAGCAGTAAATAATTATTATTGCAAAGAAATTATAAAACTTCCCTTCTGAATTTAAGGATTGTAGTTATTGGGTTAACTACAATCCACTAAAATTTAGCTATATGACACAAGAAATAATAGATCTAGTGGAGCAAGCTAAACAAGGTTCTCAAAAAGCATTTAGTAAGTTATACTATAAGTATAAAACTGATATTTGGTACACTATTATGGGTGTAGTCAAGAATACAGATGTTGCTGATGATTTAACATCAGTAGTATTTACTAAAGCTTATGAGAAATTATCTATGTATACTCAACATATTTCATTTAATATGTGGTTAAAGACTATTGCTGTTAATGCATCAATAGACTATATACGTAGAAACAAAAAAGAGCAATTAAATAACTATGTTGATGAGGATGAAAATCCAATTCAACTATCTGCTTTAGAAAAAAGTCCTGAAGAAGATTTGATTCTAAAGGAAAAGTTAGATATAGTCTTACAAGCTATACCTACTCTTAAAAGAAAATATAGAGATTTAATTAATGCTCGTATAGATGGTTTATCTTATAAAGAGATAGCCAGTAAGCTTGCAATGAATGAATTAGCTGTAAAAGGTGATTTAAACAAAGCAAGACAAAAACTTAAACAGAAAACAGATTATTAACAAATACTTTCAACAATATGACTAGTTTTTGTTTACTCCTTTTAGGAGCATTAGCATCTTTTATCATTTCTAGAATGTGTAAAAGTGCTAGTTTGTACGTATTCTTAGTATGCGTACTTTTACTAGGCTTTGTTGTAGGTACTGGAGTAAAAAAGGTAGTTGCAAATACCTCAGATACTCCTTCTCAAGAGTTAGTTGTTACTATGGCTCCTAATCCCACATCTCAAGGTTCTACTGCTTTTGTAGGGACAGTAGATAACCAATCTTATGAAATGGGTCAGGAAGACGGAGGTGAGACGTTAGTAACAACTGATAGAGAAGATGTACTTACTATGCCTAACAATGCAGAGATAGAAGATGACAGTTGACTGCACTTAATTTCATAATTTAAGTGTATTAATTGTTAAGTTATTAATTTATTTAAAACATAATCAATATGGCAAAAAGAAATAAAGGTGGAAAGACTCCAAGTGCAAAAGCAGCAAGAAATTTAGAAGCTTTGAAAAAAGCTAAAGAAGCAGTAGAAGCTTCAGCTAAAGTAGAAACAACAAAAGTAGAAGATTCTAAACCAGAAGAAAAGAAGCCTGAAGAGAAACCAGCTGAACGAAAGAAAGGTGGTGTCTATCAGACTCCAATGGGTAAATCAGCATATGAAACTCATATGTTGTGCACAAAATCACCGTATATGAGTCTACTTTCTCTTAAGATTGAGAAAGACAGTAAAGGCATTGAAAATATCAAAGCCGAGTGGAAGAACAATGAAACTAGTGAAACTACTAGTGTTCTCTTCCCAGTATCTAATGTAAAGGAGGGAGACGGAATTGACGTCAAACGGATTAAGGAAGGAATTAAGAATCCTATTCCTGCTGAAGTTCCTGAAACTAAGCCAGTTGAGGAGCCAAAGAAGGAAGATCCTAAATCTACACCTACTGAAAAGAAACCTAAACAGCAGAAGCCAAAGAAGGAAAAAATAGAAGAAGTAGAAGCTGAAGAAATTGACATCAGCAATGCTCCAACTATTAAACCAGCAGCAGCTCCTGCGCCTAATATCGTAACTCAAAACAGTGACAGAATTGATGCAAATCACTCAGTAGATTTGATGAATGCAATTCTGAAACGCCGTGAAGAGATTAAAGACGATCGGGCAATGTATCAAGCAACAGGAAAACAGGCAGACCTTATGATGTTTGTATTGATTCAGAAATGGAATGACCAGTTCAAGAATGATGCAAAAGAACAAGGCTTTACTGTGAACGAAGAAATGTTTGCATATTTGAATGAAACAGCTTCTTTGTTCCTCGGTGTTAATTTGCTTCCTAGCAAAACATCTGATGGACAGCTCGAGATTAACTTCAAAGATGCTGTCGCAAAGACAAATCCTGAAATGCAAAAAGCTTTAGAGCAAGACGCTAAAGTTCCGCAGACTCAGGAAATGCCAAAACCCGAAGAATGTGTCACTGATGAACAGAAAGTAGCGGCAATGTGTACTATTATGAACATGCGGCACAAGCAGAAGTCAGGAGGTATAGGTAAGAACGTAGCAAATATGATTAAATTTGCACGGGAAGCCTATAAACTTGACAAAGATGCAGAACCAGCACAAGTATTAGCAACTGTATTGCTTAAGATGAAAGAAGCAGGACGGAATGCTACATTGCTTGAAGGTTGTGCAAATGCTATTTGGGGTAACCTAACAGGTAATTTGTCAGTTTTAGCATCTCATGCTTGGCTTAAGAATCAATTAACAACATACAACGATGCGCAAGTTGCTAATGTTGTGAAAGTATTCTTAGCTAAGAAGATTACTGATGAAACTGCAAAAAACAATAATTACGAAGAAGAAGCAAAACGGTATTCTCAATTAATTAGTGGAACTAATGACGATCTGATCAATCGTATTATTACTTCTGCTAACAATGAAGGTAAAGATGAAGACAAACTTGTATATCCGGAAATCAAGGGTCTGAATCTTAAAGGTAAACACATTTCAGCAATAAAGACTGTAAACAATCTGCGGATTGCTTATGGAGCAGAAATGAATGACAAGATGTTGAAACAAGTAATGCAGAAAGTATCTAGCTTGTACACATCAACCTCTTTGAATCCTCTTACTTTCTATATTGAGAAATCTGCGTATGCTACTAAAAAGTAACAACTAACGCATTATCAAAATGAGTAAAAAACCAACAGTTTTGTTTACGCTAGCAATGCTAGCTTTCGGTGGATATGTAGGATTTGTAACTAACTATACGAATACTGCCACCGCACATGAGTATGTGATTCCGAAGTTCACAGATGTACCTCGGACAAAAGACTTTAATATTGATATTAATTTGAACAATAACGCTATAAAATTAAATGGACAAAGCAACCCAGAACAAAATATCAATGTTGAAATCAAAAAGAAAGACAGTATCATCTATCTAACTTCTATTGTAGAGAAGGAAGTACCTAAATACATTAAGGTAAGAGAACTGCCATCAGTTAAAGAGAATAAAACCACTTGTACGGATATTCTCCAAAGACTGAAACAACAACAATCAGAGAAGATGAATCTGAGTCGCAACTAGAACAGCCAATGCGATTATAGAGCTATAATGGTGTATATCCAGAGATGTCTAAATCAAAGGATTAGAAAGTAAATGGTTAGATTACTTTCTTAAAATTAAGATAGTACAGAATATTAGTAGGAATAGAGTATAGCTACAACTATAGGCTACTACTGAAAGTATAATAACTTATTGTGTTTATATACTATCTATAAACTGAAGAGGCAATAAGATAGAGGGAGAGCGTGTACAACCCTCTTGTTTTTGGTGAGAACCGACTGGAGACAGAAACAGAAGACGCAATTAGTAGAGAGCAGTCTACAAAATTAAACAGTACAAGGGGAACGAAATCCTCTTAAGTTACTCGCAGACTTATCATAGTTTGAATCAAGAAGGAGTAATAAACACGATGATGCCCAACAAATCGTAGTGTCCAAGACTACGTGCTGAACATTATCGAGCATATAACGCTCTAGGGTAGCTCCAAACTCCCCTTTATGGCACAGACCATATAAAAATGTCAGTATAGTGTTCTATACTTATCTAAACAGTTATATTGTAACTTAATAAGTTTAGAGATAGTATATATGAAGGTACTTAATTATAATATTATAGCACTACTTATTGAAAAAATATTGATAGATTACCTGGATTAGGTGTAAAGCCTATGCACAATGTTATGATACCAGTTCATAACTAATCCTAAGCTTGTATTACTATACATTCCAGTATAGAGGGATAGAGTGACAAAGTGAGTAGTAGATTGTGTGCCTATTGGCTGAGTAGCAATGATCCAATATTAATAAATAAGGAATCCTGCAACGGACCTCTTTAGGAAATAAGGAGTATGTGAGTTCAAGTAATATTATAATAAACTCAGTTGTTATCTATCTGAGTATAAACCTAGAGTGCTTTGCAACAGGAATATAAAGATAACTAGCGGATGAAGTGCGCAATAACACTATTTCAATACTAAGCGGAAGACATAAAGCTTAGAAATACTAAATAATTTTATCCAGAAGCATAACTGGAGTTTTATCAAATTTGCGCAAGGTGAGATACTCTATCCTTAAGAGTATATGTGAAAGTGAGCATCGCCCTACTCCCAGGTTGAAGAGAAGCAGACACATTAAGAGACGGACACGAAGCAGACCGGAGAAAAATCTGTGCATTGCACTAAATAGTAGTCTTAACGGGAAGTGACAGAATGTAAATCTATTTAGGAAGTCTCTATTTACGAGAGAATAAACATGTTTAACTTAACTAATGAGGAAGTTCAATGGTAGGTTTTAGGACGAGTAGTGATAAGAAGACGAAAGTAAATCCAAGCCACCCTCGACTGTACAATATAATTGCTGACATTTGAAACATTTAAAGTATATTGCGCAACAATATATGTAAAGTGACGCTGATTCCTTACATTAAAGGATGATAGGTGGAAATCCTAAAGTTATGTGCAGAATAAGAACAAAGTCGTAAGTACACGCAGCCTTAGAATAAACTATTAGGCTATAGAGTGGGTGTTTTGAAACATAAACAGCTCAAAATAAAATTCGGTAGAAGTATTACCGATAGTGAAGTAACAGTTGTAGGTTATGAATCATATACAGTACTCCTTACTATAACAGGAAAAAGAGCACGTTATAGTTACTGTTAGGCTCTCTAAACAATCAGAAACTAGCATAGCATTCGATTTTCAGATAATTTCAGTTATAATGTTATTTGATGGGTATAAATCTCCTACCGTTGGAGTCCTGTTGTACCTTTTTAGGTATTAACTAGCATAGCATTCGATTTTCAGATATCGAATTACATATCTTTTCATAGTTTAGTATTAATAATTTTATGAAGAACGGCTGACTCATCTGTCTCATGAGTAAAGTCCTACGGGGAATGCCGAGTGAAGTAATAACATCACGTTCTAGTAGTAATATTAATAATATAAAGACTTATCTTATAGTTTTCAGATTACTTATCAAATCTTAGCAGAATTTCGTTATAGAGTTTTACTGTTTGAATACAAGAAGTGGTTTTTAAGTTTTTAACAAACGAATAGATATTAGACGCTATTCCACTTAGATAAAAGAACTCTATAGCTTACTTTTAAATAAACTTAGTATTAACTTACTCCGTAGGTGGAATCAACCACGGAATCAAGAAAGGAGAAATTATGGAAACAACAAAATATGAAAGCGTGTTCAAAAATCCAGAAGGTTTTACTCAGCAAGAAATCACACAGTTACGTACTAAAGTAATTGCATTTAGCCGGGCTTTAGTTGGTCGGCGGTTGGCAATCCCCGTAAGTGATAATTTAGATTTGAATTACAAGAAAAAAATGGCTGGTGATATGCCAGGACTTGTACTTGCAAATCCGATGAAGAAGTATATGATTGAAACTGTTGATTTGTTCAACGTAGATATCGTGCGGACTGCAAATGGTAAGATTGTTATTATGTTTAATAATGACGAAAAGTTGCAGTTTGATTTACGGGCAGATGTAGATATCGTATTGAAAGCTGGTCCGAAAGATGTTCAAGATGCTATCTTGAAATTTGAAGCAACTGGAGAACGGTCTCCGTTCTGGAATGTTAAAATGGTAACAGAAGTTGTCACTCAGTTGAATCAGAGTAATTTGACTGATCTTAATAATTTTATTGATGAATTAGCAAATCAGGGAGCTTCTCTGGAACAGATCAACAAGATTACTAAGGACGACACTACTGCTTACTACAAGAGCATCGACGAGTAATTAATCTTAAGTACATAAAGCTATGGCAACAAGTAAAAAGCCAATAGATTCATATCACTTGCAGATGTTACAGCTAATTATGTCTGATCCTCGTATTCAAAATAATTTGCTAATGGATGGGAGCAAAACAATTAAAGTTGAATATGATGGAACAGTATTAATAGGACGCCACAAATATGGTTGGGTAAATAAGTGGTTTAATTCCTATTATGTAATAGACTTTTTTAGTTTAGTGCAAAGAATAGCTTTTATCATCACAGGTGTAGAAAGTAACAATTGCGATAAGTCAGGTTTGGTTGGGTTTCTGACAGAAGCAATTGATAAAGTACTTAAGAAAGATGAAAAAGAAAAAGTAATTGAGTTATTATTGTATTATTGTACATTACTTGATGAAAACAGTCCATTGAAATTGACCTATGATATTACAAAAGATGACCCAGGCTTTGACAAAAATATGGGTAATAACAGCAAGCGACGCAAAATGGTTGGGGTAGCAAATGCTTGCATAGATTTTGGGTATGAAAGAATACCCGTCAGTTTACATGTTGAAGGAGATTTATAATCGAATATATACATTTGGTTGGGTTCGTATTAAGTAGAAAATAATTGAAAATCAACATAAAATCAGTAAGAGTATACACATTTGGTTGGGTTCGTATATACTCTTACTTACTTGCCTCTGATAATGTTACTAAGGTAACTAAGTGTTGGAAAGCCGAGAGAAGAAGAATCGGATGCCATATCGAGATGTGACAGAGGCGCTAACTCTTTGATCTTGTCTGTCTTATTTCTTAATTTTATTGTTATTCGTATCAGCGGTCTGTGAAGATAGCTGATATTTTAAGTTATTAGACTTTGATCAGTCTATTAACTACACAGGTAGACTTTCTAATATACTATGTAATTAACTAATTGTCAAATTATTAAAATCAAGTATATATGAAAGCAAATAAATTTATTGAACAGCGTGATAAACTATCAGCAGATATTACTAAGTATTGGAACATCATTTCTATTGAGAATGTAGTAAATCGTAATTATCAACGTACTTACGATTTGAAAGAACTTTATAATACAATCAAAGGTCTTACAGATGATCGAGTAATTGTTAAATTAAAGATACTATGTATCAATATGGGTATAAAGAAATTTAGTGATTTACCAGCTGATTGTAATCAATTAGATGTATTTAAATTATGTGAATTACAAGAAATGAAAGTACATCTAAGTCGTATACGAACTTTGAATCCTATTCTTAAGTCTAAGAAAGGTAAAAAAGCTCTGAATAAGACTGAAGTTTTAACTTCAAATTGGGTTAAAGCACGAATAAAAGAACTCGATTTAGAGATTCTGAAATTAAAAGAGAAACTTACTAAGTTCAATGAAGAAACAGAATTTGATGATTCTGCTGCTCCAATGTGCTTAGCAGCTTAAAATATAATAAGGAAGCGATAGGGAGAGTACGTACGGGAAATCTTAAAACATTAACCTATTCAGCTTCCTTTAGTTTTTAACTATTAAAATCAATTGTTATGAATCAAGATACTAGAAATAAGAAAAATGCTAAATACCAGCAAAACTTACAGAAACGTTACGGATTAACTAAATCTTCAGATTATAAAGCTATGTGTAGTAAAGGAATATCTTTGTCAGAAAATATTAAACCTATGACAAAGGAATTTATAACTACTCGTCGTCACGATAAGATAGTAAGTAGAGAAGTATATACTTATAAATGGACCCCTGAAGCTACTAATGCACGAAAGGAGTATCATGAAACTAAAAAAGGCATAGCTAGTATTCCTAAGAAACCTACACAGGCATCTGATAAAAAGGATAAAAAACAGTTATTAGAAGAACGTCCTTATTCTGGTTACCATAAAGAATTAGTACAGAATCTATATGGTAGCAATAAAGCAGAACGTATTGCTAAACAACAAGCTTATAAAGCAGCTCACGAAGAGAAAATTAAGAAAGTAGCTAAACAACTTGAAGAGTTCAAGATGTCTAAGAAGCTACGATATTTAGAACAAAGACCGTATAAAGTAGTTATAGCTACTACAAACGATAAAGAGTTTAAAACAAGCTACTCTAATTTACCCATTGAACAACTTACCGAAGTAGTTACTAAACTAAATACAAAGTTATCTGATAAGTATAGTAATTATGAGTCTATTACAATAGTAGATAGAGCAACTTTAGAAAAGAAACGCTTTGCTAAACATTTGCCAGAGATAAAGCAAGCAGCGTAGAGCGACAGACTTTTAGCAGGATAGTCTATAAAGAATCCTGCCTCATGGGGTATTCAGCTAGTAGGCAAGCGCAGGGTACAGGGAGGAATATTAGAGAGACTCTAATACACTATTTATAGTGCTGCAACCAATCGGCATCATGGGTTCGATTCCCATATACTCCACTAAATTTATACGCTATGAAGATAAGAGGAAAAACAGTATACGTCTATGATATTGAAGTTTTCCCAAATGTATTTCATTGCACAGCAAAGAATACTGAATTAGGAAAGTTTCATAAGTTTGAGATATCAAGCAGAAAAAATCAATTATCAGAATTAGTTGATTTTTTTCGTGTACCAAATATTAATGCGCCATTAAAATTCGGAGATCTCTATACTACTGAAACTCAAATTAATTCAAATAAAATCTTTGCAGGATATAATAATTTACATTATGATAATCCTATTATTAATTATATAATAGATTATTATAATATACTTAAAAATAAACCATATCTAAGGATATGTGATAGTATTTTTAACTTAAGTAGAACTATAACTACATCTCAAGCAGATGACAACATAGAAGCATGGAAAAAATGGAAATATCAAGTATGGTATGATTCATTTGATATACTTACTATGTTATATTCACAGAAATTGCGTGTTGGATTGAAGGAAATGCAAGTAACTATGCAATATCCTAATGTTCTAGAATTTAATGGAGACTTTAATAAGTTTCTAGAAGAAGATAGAATAGAAGAGATGATTGAGTATAATGTGAATGACGTTAATTCTACTGAAAAATTATTAAATCTGTGTTCTGAAGATATAGAATTAAGAATAGCTATCGAAGATGAATATAAAGTAAGAGTATTAAGTAAAGATGGAGTAAACATTGGAATGAAAATTCTAACGCAGAAATATCTTGAAAAGACTGGTCTATCATGGTGGGATATTAAAGATTTAAGAAGCCCAGCAGATGTCATAGACCTAAACAAAGTAATATTGCCTTATATAGAATATAAAGATCCTATACTTCGTAATGTACTATCTGATATGAAAAAACAGATAGTATCACCAGGTAGAAAAGGATATGAAAATAAATTCGTATTCAGAGGATTAAAGTATTCTGTAGGAGTTGGTGGTATTCACTCTGAAAACAAACCTGAGATAATTATTCCTAAGGAAGATGAAATGTTAATAGATATTGATGTTGCATCTCTGTATCCTAGTATGATAATAGAGTATAAATTCTACCCAAAGCATTTGGGTCCTGAATTTCTAGAAGTTTATAATCAAGTTAAAGATGAACGAATAGAAGCAAAACATAATGGTATTAAGACTAAAGATAAAACGCTTAAATTAGCATTAAACGGTCTTAGTGGTAATCTACAGAATGAACATAATTTCTGTTATAGTCCTTTCGCAGTAATGCAGATTAGAATAAATGGACAATTACTATTACTTATGTTAGCAGAAAGATTATCTGATATTGGCTGTAGAATAGTACAGGCAAATACAGATGGTTTATTTGTTCTTCTTAAGAAGAATCTGTATGAAAAATTACAAAGTATATGTAAGGAATGGGAACAACAAACGAGATTAACCCTAGAGGAAGATCGTTTTGAAGCTATGTATCAGTATGCTATTAATGATTATATAGCTGTAAAAGAAGGTTATCAAGCAATGAAGAAATTGTTTGAAACTGAACCAGAAAAAGCTCTAAATAAAAAGAAGAAGCCTTATACTTCTTTAGATATGATTAAAGATGATTATATCAAAGAAAAAGGTATGTTCATTACTAAGGTATTACTCGGTAAGGGAATGTCTGCAAAGATTATTCCAGAAGCTATTAGAGATTATTTTGTTGATGGTATTCCTGTAAAAGATACTATCTACAATTGTAAAGATATTAAGAAGTTTCTTACTTACCAGAAAGTAGATAAGAAATTCTCTGTAGAATATAATGGAGAACTGACACAAAGAATCAATAGATTCTACGCATCTACTAATGGTCCTTATTTATATAAATGTAAAATAGTAAACAGAGATATTGAGATACCGCAATATCTTGTATGTCTCAAAACAGGAGAAAATATAATAACTACAGATCCAAATCAGTTTTACTATAATTCTAATGTAGAACAGATATTACCTTATAGTTCAAAGATTATAACTAAAGGTACTAGAGTAGACTATACTAATTTACTTACTGCATCTGGTGTTACTATACTAAACAAATTTGATAATAAACCTATAGAAGAAAGAAAGATCAATTATCGCTACTATTTAAAGGAAGCGTTAAAGATCATTGAAGAATTAAAACCAAGACAACTAACGTTGTTTTAACAAATATTTCCAGATTGTATCAAAAGTTAGTTCATAAAGTACTATATTATGATACTAGAATTAGATACAACATTATTAGATATTTTTGGAGAAATATCAATTAATCAGTTAGTATTTTTAACTCTTGTGTTGAATGATAATCAAAGTAATAATCAAGACGTTCACAAGTTTCTCAGCCGAATAAGTGAAAACGACATACAAGAGTTAATCGACAATGACCTTATCTCCTTTACTACTTCAGGAGATAATAAAATTTATAGTCCTACAGAAAAACTATTATCAAGTGTAAAACAAGATAAGACATGGTTTGATGAGTTCTATGAAGTATTTCCAGTGTATGTTTTAAGACCAGATGGTACTAAAGGTTTTTTACGATCTAATATAAATAAGTGTCGTAAAGAATATAATCGTATCGTAGGTAAATCTAGAGCAATGCACGAACACCTTCTTCAATGTCTTCAATATGAAATTGAAAACAAAATGATAACTGGTAAAATAGGTTATATGAAGACGATGTGGAAATGGCTCACTCAACATGAGTGGGAGGTTATTGAAGAGCAAATGAGTTATGAATCTGAAACACCTGTAAATTATGGAGAATACGGAACAGAATGCCGTTAAAATACTACCTTTTGAGTCAATATCTCAGGTAGCAAATAAATCCATAAACTACATTAAAGCTAGAAAAAATCATAGTATAGTATCATTAAAAACTAGATGGGATAAATTCAATAAAGCTACTGGCGGAATTGAACCAAATATGATATTTACTATAGCTGGTATATCAGGTAGTGGTAAGAGCTCAGTTGCAAATATGTTAGTAATGGATTTAATTGATCTTAATCCTGATCAGGATATCGTAGTATTATACTTTAGTTTAGAGATGGTAGACTACAGAAACGTTGGTCGTGTAATAAGTAATAAAACTAAGAAAACTGTATCTGAATTGTATAGTTCAGTAGAAACACTTAGTGATGAAGACTTGTTAAAAGCTGAATCGGCAGCTGAAACCATTAAGAAATACAATATATACTTTGTTGATAAAGTATGTAATGTAGAAGAAATAGGTAATACTATAGATTACTTTCATAATACTGTAGCTAACGGTCGTTGGCTAATAGTAGTATTAGACCACGTTCTTCTAGTAAATGGAGAAGGTGGAGAAAGAAGTACAATAGTCGATTTACAGAAAATGTTTATACAGAAGAAAAAACTTTCTAACACTAGTATAATACAGCTTTCACAGATGAATCGTAATATTGAAAGTCCTGATAGAATTAATAATCCAAGTACTCACTTCCCAATGAGAAGTGATTTATCAGCATCTGATGCAATATTTCAAGCTAGTGATTTTGTTATTGCTGTTCATAGACCAGAGATACTTAATCTAGCTATATATGGAGTACGTCGTCTACCTGTAAAAAATAAGGTTTATATGCATTTCTTAAAAGTAAGAGATGGTGAACCATGTATATTAGAATTTGAAAACGAACTTCAATATGGCAATCTAATTGAAACAAATACTGCAAGTGCTGAAGAACAAAAAGTAGTATTTAAACAAATTAAAAAAGGCTGATTATGAAAGGTTTTACAATTAAACTTCCGAAACAAAATATTGATCCTCAAGGTTCTTTGAAAAATCGTATATTAAACGAAGTTAAAAACCGCTTACCGTTTGCTAAATGGTATGGAATTCACACTCCGGAAGATCCGGAATACAGTATATCATATGCAGGTCCTGAAGACTTGCTATGTTTTGGATGCAACCGAAATGCACATTTCTCTGCATTCAATAAAAAATATTATCGACCGACATGTTCATATGATAATTCACTTACATGTCCGTTCGCAAATCGAGCATTTAAGTTGCGTCAATATGATGCTATTTCAGAATTTGATTTAGCATTAAAACGATTAGCAGAATATGCTAAGATCATGGAAGACTATGAAGAAGATCGTGGTTACGATTTTACTTACATGGGTCAACCTGTACGTATTTACCAGAAGTTTATTCAAATTGGTTATACAATCATTCCTATTGATAATCCTAGTCTGTTTTTGAATAACTATCGTAAAGCAGATAAAAATAATATAGTAAATGTTATTATTAATATTAGTAACAGTACTACTGTTAACAATATTCTCAACAATGAATAACGAATAACTTTACATTGTGTAAAATTTCAGTTTTTGTCAGATAATTTCAGAATCTCACAGGTAAAGCATTAACCTATTTTAATATGTTAATACTACCAAAAGAGAAAAACAAACCAAAGGTTAACAATCCAAGATTCTTAATCTTGTTTGGTCGACCTAAATCAGGTAAAACTACTTTATTATCAAAGCTTGATAACTGTCTTATTGTAGACTTAGAGGGAGGTTCAGAGTTTCTAGAAGCTCTCTCTATTCAAGCTCGTACTATTGAAGACTTAGGTAATATATCTAGAGCAATTGGTGAAGAAGCAGCTAAAACTGGTAACAAACCTTACAAATATATTGCTATAGATAATGCTACTAGATTAGAAGAAATGTGTCTAGGTTATGCTAAGGTATTATATCGTCAAACTCCAATGGGTAAATCCTATAATGGAGATGATATACGTACATTACCAAATGGTAGTGGATATATGTATCTTCGCATGGCAGTTAGAAAAGTAATAGATATGTTTCGTAATCTGTGTGATAATTTTATTCTTATTGGTCATACTAAAGAAAAAATGATTAATAAAGAAGGAGAAGAATTATCAGAAATGGCACTAGATTTAGTAGGAAAACTGGGTGATATAGTATGTGGAGAAGCAGATGCTGTTGGTTATGTCTATCGCAAAAAGAATGAAACTATTATATCTTTTGAAGGTGGAGATAACTCAGTAAGAGAAGCTAGAGCTCCTCACTTACGAGGTAAGAAGATAGTTATCGCAGAAAGCGATGAAAATAATAATATTAATGTTCACTGGGATAAGATTTATTTAGACGAGTGCGCAGCCTGATTTAAAAACTTAAAAATATTGAAATTATGACATATAGTAAAGAACGTGCAGCAAGTATTAGCAAAAGTGATATTAAGTATATTCCCGCTGGTATTATTGAAAATGTAGTATTGAAGAGTGTAAAAACAGAGGTTTCTCCTAATGGTAATCAATTCTTAGAAATTGTTTTTGAGAAAGATGGAGCAACATTAACTCATACAGAGTGGAAACCTACACTTGGTGGATTTGTAACTACAGAAGAACAACTCCAAACAAAAATGGATAAGCAGTATTCTCGTATGTTGCAGATACTTAACTGTTACTATAAAGACGAAGAACTTGACTTTAATGGTGAAAGTTTTGAACAGTTTGCTCAGTGGATTACTGATATGCTGAACAAAGTAGATAAGAGTAAAAAACTTAGAGCAAAAATAGTATATAACGATAAAGGATATACTACTTTGCCTAATTATGCTAAATATACTTTTATTGAACCTATGGAATTGCCAGAAGGTCAATCATCGTCTATTGCTATGCTAAATATTGACCAATTTACAAAGCCTGTTGTAGCTGATAAAGAAGTAAAAAACGATAATCCGTTTAGTGCAACTTCATCTACTACTAATACACAGGCTTTAAGCGAATCTAATAACGATTTGCCGTTTTAAGAAAGTTATAATTAACTAATAACAAGTGGTAGTCTACTATTTTAAGACTACCACTATTTTTATAGCCTGATAGGAAATATTGTAGTTCGATTCTACACAGGCTAACAAACTAAAACAAATTGCATATGTATAGTAGAAAGCGAGCAAAACTCCCAGATAATATTACTTTAGATTGGATACTTTCTAAAGTAACAGAATATGATATATATGCAATATATAGGTCAATTTAAAGTAGGTATGATATATAATAGTCCATTTAGGAAGGATAAAAATCCATCCTTTGGTATTTACTATAGTAAACGTACTAAACAACTACTTTTTAAAGATCATGGAACAGGTGAATGTGGTAATGTAATTAAATTTGTGTCATTATTTACTGGTAAAACAGAATATAATGATATATTATCTGATATAGTAGATAAGTTAAATATTACTAACAACACTAAACTCGTTAGCTCTAAGCAATATATACCGCCAACTGAAACAGTAATTGGTGTAGTACGTCAGGAATTTACTGACGTAGATATCAATTACTGGAAACAGTTTAATATTTCTATAAATACTCTAAAGAAATTCAATGTAAATAGTATTAAATATTATTTATGTAACGGAATAGTAAAGGGTACTTATAAACGAGAAAATCCAATGTATGCATATAAGGTCTATAATAACTTTAAGATATATAGACCATTAGCAGATAAATATACTAAGTGGAGAAACAATCTTACAGACTATGATATCCAAGGCTATGAGCAGTTGCCTCAGAAAGGTGATATACTATTTATTACAAAGTCCATGAAAGATGTTATGTGTTTGCATGAAATGGGTTATCCAGCAGTTTCTCCATCTTCAGAGAGTACATTTCTACCTAAAGACGTATTAGAGCAACTTAAGACGCGTTTTAAGCGTATTATAATACTATTTGATAGAGACGTAGCTGGAGTAAAAAGAAGTCGCAAATTAAGCCGAGAAACAGGCTTAGAAGCAATGTTTATTAACAAAAAATTCAAAGCTAAAGATATATCTGATGCTGTTAAAGCAAATAACTTTGAAGAAATAAAAAATTGGTTAAATGAAACTATTAAAAACTATAGGTAAAGTAATAGCATTACCTTTTGATTTAGCTCTAATACTTGGAAAGTTATTATTGATTCCAATCAAATTAGTAAGTGTATTGTTGCATGGAGAATTTATTGAATGGAATAAAAAACGTAAGTTTATAGGAAATTCAATTAAAGAAATGTTTAAAGCTTTCAAATATAATAAAGATTATTCTTTCTTATATTCAGTAGGATTTACAGATGAAAATGGTAATTTCTCTGAAAGAATTGAAACGTTTAAAGTAACTAGTGATAGTATGCAACATTATATTAATTATGCTAAAACAAGTCTTAAACAAGAAAGTGCGTAATGCTACTAAACAAGAAATAGACGGAATAGTATTTCGATCTAAGTTAGAAGCTTATACATATTAGAAACTAAAGGAAGCAGGTATATCAGCTGAATACGAGCAGCATAGATATATTTTACTTCCTAAGTTTGTATATAATAACTCTACAGTTAGAGCTATTACTTATTTACCAGACTTTGTAGGAAATAGTTTTGTTATAGAATGCAAAGGATTTGCTACAGATTCTTGGGCAAACAGAGAAAAACTATTCAAGTATTATTTAAGCTTGAATGAACCCGATACTAAATTTTATTTGGTAAAGAATAAAAAACAAGTTGATGAGTTAATCAACAAATTAAAATCTTAAATTTTCAGATTATGACAAAGAATGAATTTATTAAAATAGGAGAACAGATAATTGCAAAACCTAAAGGTGCTGATTATGATTTAATACCTGGTAAAGTATATGACCTAAGTTGGAATAGATGGGAAGATTCACCTATATTCAAGGAAAATGGTGAATTAAATCTACCAAAGAAAGTCTATTCTACTAAAACAGATGATATATTTAAGAAGCGTATTATAACCTATTTTAATAAAGCAAATACAAATACTACTGGTGTAATGCTAGCCGGTACTAAGGGTACAGGTAATAGTGTAATTCGTTAACAATTTTTATAACTTATTATATCTTTTCCCGTTCTATTAGAAAATTAAACTAATAGATATGGAAGATATAGTAAAAGAATATATAGATACTAAATGTAGTATTCAATTTTTAGCAAAAAAATATAAAAAAGACGCAATGGCTATTTCTAGAGCAATTAAAAAAGCTGGATATAAAGTAGTGAATCGTCAAAATTTGATAAAAATTAATGAACATATATTTGATACAATAGATACAGAAGAGAAAGCTTATTGGTTAGGTTTTTTATTTGCAGATGGAAATGTAAGTAAAAGAGATAATTGTTTTGAAATGTCTTTAGCTGAAAAAGATAAAGAACATCTCGAGAAGTTTAATAATTTTATAAATCATAGTAGAAATATTAAGCTTAAAAAAGTAAAATTAAACAATAAAGTGTTTAATGCTTATAGATGCTCTTTTAATAGCAAACATTTTTGTGATACATTAAAACAATATGGATGTGTTCCACAAAAATCTAATATACTTAAGTTTCCAGATGAAAATATATTTAGTAACAAAAACTTAATAAAAGATTTTTTACGTGGATATTTTGATGGAGACGGATGTATTACACATTGTAATAAAGAACATACTATAATTGCTATAAAAATTTGTGGTACTGTAGAATTTTTGAATAAATATCAAAATTATTTACCATTAAATAATCATAAAATTACAATTACTCGTTCTGTTCCAGAACTTACTTTCATGGGAGGGTCTGGTTTTACAATATGTAATTTTTTGTATCAAAATAGTACTATATATTTAGAAAGAAAATACGAATTATATAAACAATATTGCCGTTCATATAAGAAATTATATGAATTATTAGAGAGCAAAATCGGTGAAAGCTGTGATGCTAATACCGAGCAAACTATAGATATTTCGCAAGGATCTATAGCTGCGTAACGCGTAGGAATTGAATAAATATAATATTCCCAAGAGTGTTCTCCATCTTAACTATTTTTAGAAAGATGAAAATGTACGCTGAACTATAACAAATTAGAAGTTATAGAAGTTAGGATAAAAAGCCTAACGATAACAAAATTGAAGACTGTAATGGCAAAAATATTAGCTAAGGAATCAGGTTTACCTATTATTGTAGTTAATCCTGATTATCCAGAAGGTAAACTTATTAAGTTTTTTAAGTCCTTTACTACTCCAGTATGTGTTTTGTTTGATGAAGTTGAAAAGAACTTCAAAACTGAGTATATGCTAGATTTCTTAGATGGAGTTGAAAAGACTGCACAGAAACTAGTAATTATGACTTGCAATGACTTAAGCCGAGTTAGTCAGTATATGCAAGATCGTTGTTCACGTATTCGCTATTTACGTCGATATTCTCCTGATGAAAATGCTGCATTCTTACCGATGTTAGCTGATGATTTTGGTATTAAGAACAAAGAAGAAGTAGTAAAATTCTGTAAAGAAAATATTAAACTGCTTTCTATGGATAACATTGTTTCTTTCATGAGTGAAGTCAAAATGCTAGAAGATGAAGATATTAGTCTTCAGGAAATCATAAACATTATGAATATCTCTACTGAAAATATACCAACTAAAGTTAGTGATACTGTAGAATATGACGATGAGTATGATAATGAAGATAATGAATATAGTGATGATGATTACGAATGTTGTGGTGCAGCATGAAAACAAATAAGGCTAGATATATTCTAGCCTTTTAACTTATATAAACATGAAAATATGCGGTATAAGTGATATACATGGTAATCTCATTGAGAATATACCTGAGTGTGATGTACTATGTATATGTGGTGATATAGTAACATTAAATGCTCAAAGAAATATTGAAGCATCTAAACATTGGTGGGAAACAAAATTCATAAAGTGGGTAGATAAATTACCTTGTAAGAAGGTAATTATTATACCAGGTAATCATGATTTTTACTTAGAATATAAGTATAAATTAAATGAATGGGGTTCTTTTAAAGATCATATGCAAATTTTATCTAAAGGTAAATTAGTATTTCTTATAGATGAAATGTATATATATGAAGGTGTTAAATTCTACGGATCTCCTTGGATTAAACCAATTGAATTTCAAGAGGACAGATGGGCATTTAGTAGATTTGATACTTACGAAGATATACCACAATGTGATATACTACTAACACATGATAATCCATTTTGTAATGAAGCTCTAGATGTTTTCTCCTTTGGAAAGAGTAAATATCATTTATATGGGCATTGGCATGATGGATCTAGTGACGTAAATTCTGGAAGATACAATTGTTCTAGATTGAATGGTTGTTATAGTTTTAAAAAGAATTATGAATTTGTAGTATTAGATATTATGACGGAAAAGGAAAAGAAACAAGTAGAACAAGCATTTTTAGATAAGCTTATTAGTCAAGCATACAATAATAATGTAGCAGATTGGCTTAAGACATTTAAAGAAGTTGAACTACAACAAGATAAGGAAGATGAATTAGTTTGGGATACTTCAGCAGAAGTTCCTGAATCAGCTGTAATTAGTGACATGGAGGATTAAGTATGAAAGTAGAAGGAATTGTTACAGATAGTGAACGTATTGCAATTGAAGCAATGTTCAATAATGTTATTGATAATACTATAGAAATACAAGCTATAGAAGAAAAAGTAATTATAGAGTATGTTAAAGAATAAGATGGATATTAGTATTCCTTATTACGAAGATAATAGCAGAGTAAGTAATTCTGCAATAGGATGGTTTATTAAAAGAGGTCCTAGGTATTTTCGTGATATGCTTGATGGAAAAGAAGAGGGAATGAACTTTTCTTTTCTTGAAAAAGGAACTATGATACATGAATATTTACTTCAACCAGATGAATTCTGGAAAGATTATATTATTCTTGATTTTGCAACACCTAAAGTAAAGCAGCAAAAGGATTTATTAGATGAGTATCATAGACTTATACAAGTAAATCCATTAGAATCTCAAGATAAGCTTAAACTATTAGCTTATAAAAAAGCTTATAGTAATAAGAAATCTGATGAGAAATGTATTGAAGAAGCTGAAGGTCTTATTATGATTTATCAAGATTACTTAGAATACTTGAGTAAGAAAGATAATAATAAGAAGATAATTAGTTTTGCTGATTTACAAATGCTTAAGAAGATTAAGGAAAATATTCAGAATCATAAGAAAGCAAATGAATTGCTTTTTAATTTACCATCTACTTTTGAAACTCATAATGAATTTCATATTAACTGGCAAGTTAATAGAATCAATAATATTAAATGTAAATCTTTACTAGATAGAGTATGTTTTGATCATGTTAATAAGAAGATAATTCTAATTGACTTAAAAACAACTGTAAATGTCTATGATTTTGCACATTCTGTAGAAGAATATGATTATTACAGACAAATTGCTTATTATGGATTAGCAATTCAATGGTATATGCAAGAGGTATTAAATCTTAATTCTGAAGAATATGATTTTGAAGCATATATTATTGCTATAGGTAAAGATTCTGAAAATCAAATTAGAGTGTTTAACATGAAAAATGATAAAATACTCAGTGAGAAAGTTGATTTAATTAACAATTCTTTACAGAAAATTTCATATCATATCAGTACAGATCAATGGGATCACTCGGTAGAATACTACGAAGGTGATGGTGTTGAAAAACTATAATAAATGCTTAATATTTTTAAGTGATTTTATAGAAGCGAAGATATCTTACTTTGATTGTCCAGCATTTGTAAATATGTATACAAATTTAAAAGGAGACAATTCTGAAGGAAAATTATATTTAGTTTATAAGTTTAGTAGTCATTATGAACTATCTAAAAAAATAGAGGAAATCAGTTGTAATAAAACATATTATAACTGGTTTCCTTATACTATAAATAAACAATCTTATATTGTCTTTTCATTTAAAGTTAGTAAAGATAAAATACAAGAATTAGAATTCTGTAAAAAAGGTAGATTTACTGATAGTTATTTAGATGTAAAAGATTTAGTTGTTATTTGGAAAGACTACTTAGATCAATTTGATGATTTGCTTAAGTCAAATGACTTTTGCTCTGATTATACTTGTACTTGTTAAAAATAAAAGGCTGGATTATTTCCAGCCTTTTTCATTAATCAGAATCTCTATTTGCAATTTGAGTTTCGTAATATCTTCTTTTAGAAGGTATATCCTATAATTCCCATATATTTTTAAACGGAGTCATTTTCATTCCAAATTTAAAAGTAGGAGAAAAATCTTCATAAGCGCCTCTATCTATTTTTTCATCTTCATTATTAATCAGATTATGTACCCATGCTGGTACAGTAGAAATTAATCCAGAAAAGTTATCATAATAACTATAAATGGGGAATGGAGTTTTGATAGTTGAGATAGCGTCTTGGATTGCCCAAGGAGTAGAAGACATCATAGTTTCAAAATCTGTTCTTACTAAAGCAAAAGCTAATAATTGTTTTAATATATTATCTTTATCATCATCTGCCCAAGCCTTTGCTATTGGCATTAAGAAGAAATGCAATATATGTACACCTATTAGTTCTAAAGATAATTGTCTTATTACTCTACGCTAATCGTATGTAGAATTCTACATATACTTCTACCATAAACTAATATTCCTAGTATCTCTTCTTATTGCAGAAATAATACTAAAAGGAACTCTAAACAAAGCCTCTTTATATCTTTGAGAACTATAATCCCATTGTCTATTCTATACCCATCTTTCTTGAAGTATAATAGGCATAAATTGTCTGTGCATCATTACTAAACTTCCTATAATATTACTACTTAACATAGTTTTCTATAGTGGAGTAAGCTAACCATCAGCAGATTGAGCTAAATTTCTAGCAGTATTACCAATAGTTTCTTTTTTAGCATCCCAAGCTTTTTGATGAACAGGGTCTTTAGTTACAATATTACCGTTTTTATACTCTACTAAATCTCTAGAGGATCTAAATGTGTTCCATTGATTTAGCATTACTTCATCATTACTATATTTACGTTTAAATTCTTCTCTACTAAGAAACTCTCCATTTACGTATCTATAGTTGTACATAACAGAATTTAGTATATGACCCTTTACAACATAATCACTTAAAGAGTATACTCCAAAAGCCCAGTTTCTAGCTATTTGTTTTTGAAAAGTAGATAGATTAAGTCTATCTGTTTTTATTTCAGCACTTACTTGAAAATATTCCATTAGTTTCATCTATGTACTATTGTGATAATCACTAAGTAAACTGAAATTATTTTTAAATAAGTCTACAATCAAAGCTTTAGCACCATTAATACTATCTTCAAAACTATAATACCTACCAGAAAGCGAATTAATTATATCATTATAGACTGCTGTAAAAAAACCCGTAGTAGCACATATAATGTTTAAACCTAGATTTACAGTAGTTCCTAATGCTTTTAAACCTAGCATTAATTTAGTAAAATTAACTTTTCTAGGTTTTATATGACCTTTAAATCCTAGTATAGAATAATCTCTTTCTTTGATATCCCATATAGCAGATTTAGTCTTAATGTCATATATATTCATCTCTACGAAACTTTTAGCAAACTTATATATATTAGATTCCTGCCCTTTTTTACTCCTTCCTCTGTACTTACTTTTGACGTCTCGATTGCCTATAAATTGTAAGATAGCTTCGGTTTTAGGTTTGAGTTCACTTTTTATTCTAAAGTTTTCAGCCATTTTAAAATACTCTACTATAGAGCCAACAGTATTAGCTGTAATAGTAGAAGGATCATCCAGACTTTTAACATAATTCTGTGGAACAAAATATAATTTATCTGTGCCAGTATCTACTGTTTCATCGTTTAAACCAGTATCGTCATTTCTAGTAGATACTTTATCTTTCCAATATTCTTTAAAACCTTCAAAACCTCTAGCTCTAACATATCTCCACATAGAACCTGATATTTGTGGCAATCTATATGAACTTAAATTAGTAAGATTAGTAAGTTTGCTATTTGATTCTTTAAGAGTATTCACACATTCTTTGTATAATTCATGTAAATCTTCATTTGAAGATACTTTATTAAATGCTTCTGAATTATCGTATAGTTCTAATTTAGGCAAATAGTATTCTCCCTAGTCTTCAACTTCTGGTTTGTAGTTCTTATTAACAAATGGAGAATTCTAATCTACCTCTGAAAAGTAAATAGATGGCTGTTCTTTAAGTATATATTTTTCTTTCACTGGAACAACTGTTGTAAGATAAGATTTAGGATATATATTACCTTGACTATCTCTATTACAATGTGTCATTTCAAATTCTGCTAAAGTTCCATTAGCAATAGCATCAGCTCTAAGTTTATAGAACAGCTTAGACGGTATCACTTTAGCTATATCGTTAAATTTTAATCCAGTAGTTTTCTTTTTACCGTTTCTTTTTCTTATCCTATATAAATCTACATCTATTTTATCTAATTCAGCTTGAGCAACTCCTGGTATTAACTTTTCAATTTCATGTGTCTTATCATCTCTAAATTGTTTAAGTATAGCTCTTTTTCTTTCTTGCAACTATTCATATAGCTTTTTATCTGATTCATTATTTATTTCAGATCTTTCTACTTTAGAAAGATCATCGTAAAATTCCTAAGTATACTCATCTCTAGAATTATACTATAACCATCTTTGATACTGAGCTTCAGATAAATTTGCTTTTTTTTCAGCCTTGATTTTATCAAATAATGCTTTATTTGATTTTAAAACCATACCTTTAGACAATTTATCATTTAATGCGGCTAGTTCTACAGCTATTTCATATTCTTCACCTTGCTTTAATTTTCCATCTATACCATATATACTAGCTAACTATTTTTTTTCTAGATATAAATCCTTTAGTTTACTTTGGTTTTCTTCTGATAACTTACTTGTATCATAGAATCCGTTAACATCTTTTACCGTATCTAGCAATTTGTGTATTTTTATTTGTACTAATTCTCTAGCATCAGCAGCTAAAGGTGATAGATTGTTAAATAGTTCATAGTATTCAGGAGTATATTTTCTTTCACAATGTTCTGATAACCATTTGTTTTTTCTTTTATTGTACTCTGTACGTATAGTTGGATTTACAGAACGTAAATCATCTACATCTAACATGCCTAAATCACTTCTGAGCTACTTTAAGAATTGTTTATAGTCATTATTAAATCTACCATAGTTTCTTTTTCTGACTAGATATCCAGTAGGTAACCCATTTTCATCAAGTTCTACTAATTTTTTTTGATTAAAAGTACCAGCTTTTTTTAATAGTTCTGTTAGTTTATTATACTTTTCGTAAGTAGCTCTATTAACTTCAAATTCTGCATTTTGAGTTATATGAAATAAAGCTCTAATAGCTTCGTCATTAATTTTATCTCCAGCTCCTACCCAAGCAGTAATAGCTAATATATCTTTACCTATTGTTTCTTGATGTTCCTATATATAATTTTCTATAGTTGGACTATTAACAGATATACCGATTCTTCTAATTTCTTCAGCAGACTACTTAGTAATCATATTATTAACATTGTTAGCTCCTACATTTAGAATAGTCTGCATTCTTTTTGCTTCCTTTAATAAATTTCTATATAGATTTTCTCCAACTATATATTTATATTCCTCTGTAGCAGATAAAGTATTAACACATTCATCTAACATTGGACAATAGAAATTAAAGAAATCTTGTTTTAGATCTAACAACTACTTTAGTGTCATTTTATCCTACACTCCATTTACTACATCTCTGATTTGTCTTATAGTAGATAATATATCATATTTAGTACTATATATAAAGTTGGTTATATTCTAAATTCTATCTACTGTTCTATTTTCTAATTCAGATATTTGTAATGTTAAAGCTGCTTTAAATTCATCTGTAACATTAGTATCTTTTTTATTCAGAGTATATAATCTAGCTTTAAGACCATCGTGTATTTTTTGTATTACTCTTTCTAATTCTTTTTCAAGATTTTCTTTAGTAGCATAATCATATTTATCAAAATACTATCTGTATGCTTCTATATATTCTTGTACATCTTGTTGATACCTTTCATCTAGACTATTAGTTAAGTAATACTACAATGATTCATCTAGCTCTGATCCTTTTATTCTACTGTCAGAAGCGGAAAAAGAACCAGTATTATCAACAGATTTAATTTTAGATGTATCTAATTCTGTTAATTCTTTAGTAGAATCATATTCTGGATCAGAAACAAACACTCTATCTCCATCAAATTCTGTAATAATAGGTTCACCGTTTTCATCTATAGCTGTAGATCCTTCAAACCACGTACTAAACGTTTCTGTAAAGGTTTTAGCTTTTCCTTTTATAGCAGCAGCTCTGTCTCCATTATAATACTACAGTAAGTCTGAAAATAGCTTAGATGGCTTACCATCTTTTGTCTAATCAATAGGATTACCATTGTTTTCGTTCCAGATATGGTAGGCGCCAATTTCGCCTACCAATTCTTTTAATTCATTAAATTCTTTTAGGACATTCTTATCACTAAAATTTGGACATATAATCATAATTATTTACCTTTACAGTTTTTATAAGCTTCATCATTAAATTTCATATCTTGAACAGTATCAGTCCCAGTATTCATATCTGTAATTATATCTTGTACCTATTCATACTGAGTAATACCAGCATTTAATATAGAATCAAAGTATGGACTTTCTCCAAACACATCATCAGTTATTTCTGTAAAATTCAATACATCGTCACTTATTATAGTCTAAGTTCCATCTTCCATATCTACTTGCATATCTGATAACGTAACAGAATCATCTTGTCCTACCGTTATTGTAGAAATTTGTTCGTCTACTTCTCCATAAATAGTAGAAGACTAAGTATCTTCTGTATTATGTATTTCATTAGATGCTTCTAAATCTGAACCTACTGTTGTAACTTCTGGCTCTTCAAAGCTAACTATTTCTTGTTTTTCTACAGTATTAATTACTATAGCATCTGAAGATTCATACACTAAAGTGGTATGATTTTTATTTGTCATAGGTTCAAAAAATTTCTAGACTAATTGTTCTATTTGTCCATTGTTCCAAATAGCTTCTTTAGGTAAAGCGTTTTCTTCAAATGCAGATTGTTCCCCAGATTGTTTTTGATATTCATAGTAAACTTTTCTATCATCTTTAGTACCTAAAGCTGGTATAATTTTATATACAGATTGTTTTGTATTTTTTACTGGATCACCATTTTCATCAGTTTGATATACTGTTGCTACTTTCTGATACAATATATAACTATTGATGTCATTAGGATTAAGTTGAATCTTAATAAACGGTTGATTAGCTCTCCAACTACTAAATACTGCTGGTATTGGCTTAGATTCGGGTTTTATTTGAACTAATGTACCATATTTATTATCGTAATTACTTAATTGATATGGTTTAACTATCCTATCGTTTCTATAAGCGTTTCTAGCTATTTCTGTAAATAACTCTGTAAAGTTATTATTCTGCATGTTTTCAGAATTAAAACCAAAATAATCCATACCTACTAATTTATCATTATTAAGTATTTCTATAGCAGCTTTAATTGCATCTGAATAACCTTTTTGTTTCTTCCAAGCAGTAGTTATTACATCGAAGAATGAATCAGTACTTCTATTATCGAAACTAGTTAAGTAAGCATATACACCCAATCTATTAGCAAACTTTCTTATACCTTCATCTTCACAGTCTAGTAGATCTTGATATGCTGACAATAATCTGTTTTCATAAGTAGCAGTATTAGTTAAAGCGTTATCTGCTGTTACTATTCTATCATATTTCTAGTTAGTACCATCAGATGCATATTCTTGTAGATAGTTAAGTAACTCATTCTTAATATGACCATTGAACGCAATTGCTGGTAAATCATTACGTTTTCTTAAATCATTTTTAATCTAAGTTAACCTTTTAGCTATACTTTTAGGTCCTCTTAACATATTAAGGAATTTCTTATCGCTAATATTAAAGTCCTCAACTGCATTCACTACAGCTTTAGTTCTTAGTGAGGTAGTTAATATTTTTGATAATTCAGCTACAATGTTTTTATCTGAAGAATTACCTAAAAAGAAGTCACATGCAGCATTAAATATTGTCTTATATCCTTTTGTAGCTTCTATGACCTGTCCGCTTAATAATATTCTAGGAGTATTTATACCAGCATCTAGTTTCTACTTAAGGAATGTAGAAGATAAGTAATAGTTTATAGGTTTTTCTATATTATCAGCACCATTAATATAGAACCTACTTTGATAATTATCTATATATCTATTTAATCTACGTTTGAAATTTAACTGTAATGGTAAAGTATTACCAAATTTCTTAGTATCAATCTATGATAATTGAACTAAATTTGATAAAACTTCTGTATCTGAAGATAAATCTTGATAAGCTCTAATAGATATGACTTGTTGATATAACCCATTGACTTCTTTTGGTTTTTTTAACGCTTCAGACGCTACTTTTTTATCAAACACATCATTATAATTTACTTCAACAGCATCGTACCCATCTATAGATTGGAGTGAATATTCACTAGCTAAACTATTATAATACTGTGCATATTTTGCTTTATTAGAGTCACTATCATCTAATGATACAATGGTTTCTCTTAAAGAAGTCATATATTCTTTGGCTATAGATTTAAGTTTATCTCTTTCAGTTATTCCTTTTTCTGCACCTATTATACCTTTACTTTCTAACATTTCTTTAGTAAACCTACGCAATGCAGGTTGCGCTAAGAAGTAGAAAGTATTCTCACCTTTACCACCTCTGATAAGCAAAGAGGTCATATTATAAGTAATGGAGTTTACGTTCAAAGCCATAATATATGGGTCTTTGGCAACGTCCACGTGAGCATTAATCAATGCTGACAGCCAGTCCATAATACGTTGATCATCTTCTCCATATACCTAATCTAACTGACCTAAGTTATATCTATTAGCATTAGAATAATTGATACATAGGTGAGTAAATTGAGTTAATGCATGATTAGTAGAGTTAAGTGCAAATGGAGCAATACCAGCTTTACCACCAGTATACTCTGTCTTTCTAGAAAGCTAGAAAGAAGGAGCTAATTCATACATAGGATTTACTTCTACAGTATTTTTTGGTTGAACTATTGGAAGAATCTGCTTTTGAAGAATCTTTGTTAATGTATCAATAGAAGCTCTAGTTTCAGCAATATTAGTAAAGTCAGTTAGTACTAATGAGTAATTATCTAGCAACTTATTAACGTAACCTTGTTCCGATTTTTCGTCAGAACTTACTCTTTTACCATCTTTATATGTATATGTAGCTAGATAAAGTTTATCAACATCGAAGTCAGAACCAGTCATAGCTGTAAATTCTTCCGGAACTATAATTGTATCACCAATAGTAGTTGGCATAATATCAGCCACTTGGAATGAGAACATGGAAGACAAACCCTGTGTAGGAATACGATATCCTATACCATAAGGTTTAGATTCTACTTCTACACCGTCTACCATTCTACTACCTATTATACCATTATCAATTAACCATTTGCGTTTACTATAAAAACTTGCACTTTTAAGTTCTTCTGGTAATATATCTCTAAAGAAGTTTTCACTAAGTATAACTTGCATATGACCTTCTTTAGCTAAGAATTTTAATTTCTTTCCTTGATTAAAAGCTGAACCTAATTCTGTATCAGTTTTTACACTTCTACCAACAGCTTCATATGCAAATGAAGACATCTGAATAGCAGAACCACCAGGAGTATTTACATCTACTACTGCTTTATTGACAAAAGAAGTTATCTTAGTTTGAATCCAATCTCTAATACTTTGAGCTTCAATTGGTACTATAATATTTCCATTTTCATCAACTGTTAAATTGGCAATTATTTCAGCAGACATACCTGAATTTGTAGCCTATCTCTAAAGATAATTTACTATTTTGCGATTATCTACTTTGCCGTTAGTAAAGAACTCTTTTCTTATTTTATTCTAACCTATTCTGGATAGTGAGTTAATAGCATCCATAATGTTCTTCTTAATTTCAGAACCTTTTACAGCTAATCCTTTATTTTCTCCATAAGTACGAGTATCTACTACGTTAGCAAAACCAATTTTAATAGCTTGTGTACCAAATGATCTTTCAAGGTGTTCGTGTGGATCAGTATTTAACTGCAACCTAATTTGAGTTAAATCCTAAGTATATGTTGCCAATCCTTTACCAGAAATGCCGTCTATATCACTATTAGATGTTAATTCAGATAAGTTTACTTTACCATCTTTATAGAATGATAACTTCTTTCTACCACCAACTTTAATAGCTGATTCAAACGCTACCATGTCTATATAACCTTTACTAGCATCATTCATACGATCGTATAAATATTTATTATCAGCTTTAGCAAAAGTCTTAAATAGTGGGAATAAAGCCATTTTATCAAATGTGTTTACATTCATACCAAGAGTCTAATCAAAGTGATCACCAAAGTAAACCATTTTAAGAGGTTGTGTGATAGCTTTAATTGCTTTTTGATACTTCTCAGTATCACTCAACCAGCTATCATCAGACTCCATAATATTATAAGCTTCTTCGATTTCAGGACTCCATTCTCCTAAAGACTTCATCAATCTCTTATAGAACTCTGGTCTGATGTAAACAGCAGCATCTGCTTGATTAATTTCTCCGTCAGCATATGGTTTAGCGCTATTTTTAGCTTGTTGTTCAATAAACTTAATAGCATCTGGATTCTTTTTACGTAATCTACCTAATGTACTTTCTATAGCATGATCGTCCTTAACGGCATTTAATGCTTGCTAATCAGTAACACCAAACTCTTTTTGGAACATATCCTTTATTAAGGATTTTCTAAACATACTATATAATGTATCATATACTGTAGATCCTATTTCATTATCTGATAACTATAATACTTGGAATTTAGAATCACTTCTATCTTCCTAATCCTTAGTATCTCCCCATTTAGTTCTCAAGTTTGTTCCAGTAGACAATACTGAAGATAGACGTTTAATTTTATCTACATCTCTACCAGTTATCATATAATAAGCAGAATAACTTGATTTATCTCCATCTGGGTCATGTTTATCTATCCAAGCTTCTAATGTTCTTTCATCTGATATAACAGGCACAAATGAATCATCATTGGGCTTATATACCATAAGTTCTTTTTGCCATTTATATAATGCTGGATCTCCAGTAAAACATTTCTCTATTTCTATAGTAGAAATCGCACTGTTGATGGCATGTGAAGCTATGATAGAGTATATCACATCTGTTCCTTTATCTCTACTATCAGTTTTAGAACTTATTTTTTCAAATTCTTCTACAAAGTTTATAGGTATATACTTATTACTTAAGTCTTCACCTATTACACCTAACTCTACAGCTTTTGATATTTCATTATTTACATAACCTACTAATAAATCATTGATAGCTTCCTTAATTACAGTATCGTTATCTAATGCCTATTTGATTACATTAAGAATATCTTGTATAGATTGTGAGTCATTAGAATATTCTGCTTTAGCTAGAATTTCATTTAAATTATAAGTATCACCATTAATGGTTATCTTATTAAAATATCTAAATCTTCCACCATTACCATCAGCGTATTTACCTTTTTTACTACCATAGTAATTACCAACAGATAGATTGGGATTATCTATAACACTTTGTTTAGTAGCAAAATACTTCTATATAGCATTATATTCATCTCTTAAATATCCTTTGAATATATTTAAAGTTCTATCTGAGAATCTTCTCTTTTGATCCTAAAATATAACTCTAGTTATATCTCCGTTTTCATTGTATTCGTAATCAGTGATAGCTGTAGATGGTAAGAAATCCTTGACCATTTGAATACCACTTATAGTGTGCCATGTCTTTTTATCAGACATAGTAGGACAAAATAAGTGATTATTAAATCCAAATGTCATTTTAGATAAGTAATCCTCTATAGGAGATATACCAAAGTAATCACGATTAGTGTTTTGCAGATTCTCTTCTAAGTTTAGATAAGTATTTAATTTAATTAAATCAGCATTACTGTTTATAGATTGTAATAACAAAGAATTTGCAGAGTAAGGATTTTTGCCTAATAATTCTCTTTTACCGTTCAAATTATATTTCAACCATCTTATTTGGTCTGACATATAATTATTCTCTGTAATAGGATATACTAGATTACCATCCGCTCCAGTTACACTAAATTCTTCTGGAGATGGGTGTGTTCTACCCCAAGCTATAGCCATTAGATTTATCTAAGCATCTGGTTTTCTACTAGTAAATATTCTATCAAATGTTCTAGCAGTTTCTCCACTTCTGGATTTTATACTACTTGTACCTCTAATTGCAGCTATGTTAATATTATTTAATATACTTTTAGTTAAAGAAGTACTAGCATTTGCAGATCTCCAGAAATTCTCAAATGATTGCATGTTAGGCTAACCTGTTCCATTAGTAAGTAAATAGTCTAATGCTAAATCATCCATATTAATAGATAGATTATTACACATATCTATAAAGTTAGATCTAACTTTAATATAATCATCCAAAGTTTTATCTTTCTTTTTTAATACGTTATCTATTAATATTTTATGTTTCCACACAGCAGAATGAAACTTATCTTGATTTATAGTTCTAGTACCATCTTCATTAACATCAATTAAATCTGACAAGAAGAACTATTGCGACCATTTCTTTGGTAATCTACTTATCTTTCTATATACATCAGAATTCTGAATTCTCCATTTTAATTTATTAGAATATTCTTGTGTAGCATATTCTATTTGTTCATCAGATCCTCTCTGTGCAAAAGGTATCTGCTTTCTTTCTACAATTATTGCAGTTAAACTATTTTTTGCACTTTTAACTGTATTTAATATTTGAGTCTAAGTGACCTCATCAATAGGATCATCTTTTGAAGTTAACTTATTATATACAGTCATAAAGAATGGATCTACTTTACCAAGATTATAACATTTATCTACTAAGTCTAAATAACTTTCAACGTTCCATAGATTCTCTAATATCTTATTCCACACAACATTGAAATCTTCAGATCTAGTAGTCATCAACAAGTCATCTTCCTCTTCTACTAAGTATTTATTACCTGTTTCTGGATCAAATTCGTATTTAGTTTTAGGAATAGAATAAAAGAATAGTTTCGCTTTGAAAGCTACATTGGCTTTTTTACTTATTGTATAACTTTCTTTATCCCAAGTATTATCAGGGTTATCCCCAAGTTCTCTTTCTTCTCTTTCTTGTTCTTCTGATTCTTCAGTATTCTTTTTAATAATACTAAAGTTTCTTAAGTAATCATCTATTTGTTTCTTAAATACTTCTTTATTATTGATTACATCTTTGATAAGTTGTTCTTGAGATTCATCATACATTCCTAACTCTAAGTTAGTAGTTAGAATATCATCAAATATATCATTAATCTTCTTAGGTAAACTTTGTAAATCTTCAATGCTACTAATATTAAATGTATCCATTACTGTAGCATTTAAAGAATCTACTACTGCGTAGAAAGTAGTAGCATCTGCTATAGAAGCTATTTTCTTTAATTCTTTATCCTCTACTCCTGGAACGTAATAGTACAACGTACCGCCAAATCTTTTTTCAAAATCTTCTAGTACAGACTTAGATGGTTTATATTTTGAAAACTCTCCTTTACGTATTTTATTAAATAAAGTTCTTACTAAATCTCCATTCCTAGTAATACCTAATACTTTAAGTATTGCATTAAATAATTTCTTAATTCTATATGCTATAGATGGTTTAGTTTCATTTAGCATATATTGTCTGAATTCTTCAGCAAGAGCCTCTTCTACTTCTTGTTTAGAAGCATCCTTTAAATATGGATATTGTTTTACGTAATCTTGATATACTTGTTCTCTAAGCTTATCATTTATTAATAACTAACTTACATAATGGAAACCTTCATGGAATTCTACTCCTTGCCCAGATTGTTCTGATAAGAATATTCTAGCTGCTGTATCACTACTAAGTCTATCCATACATACTTTTAAAGCACCATATACTTGTGGAGCATTAGCCATTCTAAATACTGCTTCTGAAGTAACAATATCTGATTTGTCAATACCTAGTTTGTCTTGCAGCCACTACCTAGCTTCATCCACATTTAATTTACCTTCGCCTTTTACTTGTGAAGTTAAACCCCTTTTAGCTAATTTCTGAGCAGCTTGCAGTTTACCGTTTCTACGAATTATTTGCCATTTACCAGTTTTATATTTGTATTGAGGAGAATTAGCTTTCATCCAATCTTTAATCTATTCTTCAGACCAATTCTCATCAGTAGAAACATATTCTATACCTGTAGTAGAAATAGGTTTATTATCTAATTTTACTTGTTTATTGTTAGTTTCCTCTACCTTTTTCTATGCTGATTTCTATACTGGCTATTGTTTGCTTGCACTAGCTAATTCTGTTTCAGTAACTTGTGGTACAGCTACTCCGTCTGTATATATGAAAGGAGCTCTGTATATAGTATCACCTAAATCTGTTTCAATTTTACCAGTGTTAATTAACCAAGTAAGTAAAGACACTGGTCCTTTATCAGTACCTATTCCTAAGTCTTCTCTAGTAAAAGCTAATTGTTCTAAACCTGCTATCTTAAATTGTTTAGCATTCGGATACTGTTTAAAATAAGAAGTAGCTAGTCTAACAATACTATCTGGTATAGGTTCTAATAAAGCATACTTATCTGTATTCCAATGCAGATCTTTAGCTATTTTTCTTATAGCTAATTTATGCTGAGATTCTGAAGCTCTGCTAGGATCAAATTCTACTTTTATGTGTCTACCGTTAGAATTTCTTACAGCAAATTGTATATGCGTATTACCTTCTTCAGGATGATAATACAACATTTTATCCATTAGAAATGGATATTTTTCTCCAACTTCATCACCAATAATGGTTTTGGAACCATTATTAACAATAATATCAAGCACATCTTGCTCAGCTCCACCAAGTTTTACTTTACCAATTAATAACTTATATGCTAATTCAGCTAAAGAATTAACCTTACCATCTTTTCCCAATTCAACTTCATCTCCATAAATATCATAATCTAATTTATGTATAGACAATTGAATAGGAGCTATAGAACCATTAGGTGTTTGTTCTGCTTTTGGGAATATATATAATGCTCCAGATTTACCAACACCATTACCAGCTAATTCGTCATTGGACCCTAATTTGCGAATTACAAAAGTTTCAGTAACAAAGTCTTTTACAGAACCAGTACCATAACCAATTTGCAATTCCTTTACTTGTTGGTCTAACTTTCTTACGTTATTTTGTTCTAATCCAAAGTCATTAACTTCTGTAAGTTTACGTCTTACAGGAGCTCCTTCTGGAGATTTTTGGTTATTAAATTCTCCATTACTTATTCTTAATTTAGCTGGTTTAACAGACTTTATAATAGTAGTAGGTATAGTTTTATTACTACCAAGGTAAGCATTTACTATCTGTTGCCTAATTTCTATTAACTTTTCTTTCTGCTTTTGTAACTACTGGACTTGTTCATAATTATAATTACCAGATGCTATTTCTTTATCTACATAATCTGGAGTTCTTAGAGAAGCTATCATTACTCCATCAGTATCTTCTAACACTAAGTGAATAGCTTGCATATATGGAGAAGTGTCTCCGTATCTATGGTTAGTTACTATATAATAAGCATTTACAGAATTTATCCAACCGTTCTTTAAAAGTCTTTTAGATAATTCTTTTCCTGGTAATACAGGTATTACTTCTCCTTTACTATTAGTAAAAGTAATAGGTTTACCATTCACAGTAATATTCATTGGAGATGTAGCATCTGGTTGGAAGAAAAACGTGTTAGAAACATGTTTTACTTTCTATACCTTTCTATTACTCAATGCATCAGAGTTATTAGTAACAGTTTCAGGTTTCATATTAGCGTAGCCAGTTTCTCCATATACTTCAGTAGAAGTATCTTCTAGCATTTGAGCTTCTGCTGCCAATACTTCATCAGATATAAAAGTAGTTCCATCATTTACATATATACCTCCATCAACTATAGTTATAGTAGGAGCATCCTGAGCAGGCTTGCTGTCTTCTACTTGAGTTGGAGTTGGTGGTACTGGATTACTTTTATCTTTTGTATTAGTGTTCTGTTCTTCATTTGCTTCTTGAGCATCTGTAGCTACAGCAATTTCTGGTACTTCTTCAGATGTTTGTTCACTAACACCAGATACTTCATCAGGATTCTATAAAGTTCTGTTACGTATATCTTCCTATTCTAGCTCTTGTGGAGAAGGTGTGCTATCTTCTATGTGACTAACATCGTCTACAGTTACATCAACTTTTTCTTCTCTGGCTATAATATCCTGTACTTCTTTTTCTGGCTATTGTATCTATTCTTCTATAGAACCTTCCACCAGAACATCTTCGCTACTAGGTTCTATTTCTAACTATCTACCTTTTTGATTTAGTAAAGCTTGCTCTTCTTCTCTAAGAATTTCATCTACATCTGTAGACATAGACTCTGGTATTACAGGTTCTGCTGTTTCTGTTTTAGTTTCTTGTACTACAGGCTGTTGTTGTACTCCTTCTTGTATTGGAGTTTCTGGTTTAACTTCTACTTTTTCTTGTTTCTTAGTAGTATCTTCAATAGCAGCTGCTGGATTTTCTATTACTCCCTCTTCTGGTAGTACTTCACCAGCTTCCTCTTTTTCTTTTCTAGCAACTTTTTCCTATCTAACTGATTTACTTAGATGTTCAGCAAATAACGAATTGGCTACAATTCTAGACGCACGTTCCTGATCAGCTAATTCTAGTAAATCATTATACTTCATCTGAGCTTGTTGATTATACTTAGATATAATAGATTTTCTACTAGGTTGAGGTTTACCTTCTCTTAGTGCTTTATCTGTATATTCTTGTATAATATTATCCTATTGCTCTTCAGATAAATCTTTGAACAAATATCCTTTGATATCCTAATATGATTCTGCTTTAAGTTTACCAGTAATATAAGCTGTGGCTTGATCTCTCAATCTATCTCTTACAGCTTTATTCATTACAAACGCTGTTACATAATTCTTTATCTATTCAGCATTTACTGGATCTTGAGCCTAATCTAAATTTTGTATACCATATGTACTTACTATTTGTTGAACGTTTCTTTCTATTCTTTCTTTTTCTCTTTTAATGTAGTTTCTCATATTATTTATATTTCTGAGATCTACATCTAAACCAGTATCCTCTGATAACTGTTGTAAAGTTTTAGTTCTATTAGTAAGAGCTTTATACAAATCTGTTATAGCTTGATTCTATAATTTTAGATAAGTAATATCATATACAGCATTTGAATATTCATCAAAAGTAGGTAAAGTAGATAAAAAATCTTGTTCTATTTCGTCTGCATATTCTGGAGTAGCGTTCATTTTGTATTGATAATCTTCATCAGACTATCTTTTACTTTCAAAAAATGCATCATAAGATTCTCTAGCTTTTTGTAGGAATACATCATCTTTATTAGTTTTACCTTGCTCTATTATCTTTTCTAACTCTTTGGTTACATCGTTAGTTGATTGCTCTGCCTCATTCAATCTATCTTTAATATGTAGATAGTTCTTAACTATTTTTCTATGCTCAGAGCTGCCTCTCTTAATACCTAAATCTTTTAAATTTTCATCAATAGATTTATTACGATATTCAGCCCACAGATTAGTAGCTAGATTTTTGTCTTCATCTATCATTTCGTCTGTTACTCCAGGCTGTTTCAATTTTTTAGCAGACTCTAAATAATCTGTAACATAATTAATATCTTTACCAGCTTGTAAAGCATCGAGGAAGACATCCATTTTGTTATCCTGTTCAGCATTACTATATCCTTTAGCAATAAGTTTTTGTACTTCTTTATCTGAAGCATACTGTCTTACTGCATTTTTCAATTGTACTGCATTACCAGCAAATGGCATTACTAAACCTATGAATCCACCAATATCCATCGCCTTCTTTAATTCATCATCTGTATTTAGATAATTATCATTTGATAAACCAAAGTAAGCAAGATTGGCTTCATACCCAAGAAGACCAGCGTTGTATGCAGCAGATATAGGATTTATTCCTTTGTCTTTTAAATAGTCGTATTCTCCTCTTTGATATCTACTACCAACTACAGATTGAACACCTTCTTCACTACGTTCAGATACAAAATTAATAGCATTAGCTTTAGCGAATTTACCAATGTTTTCTAATAAATGTTTCCTAGTAATATTTTGTCCAGGTCTAGACGCTTTGTTCAGAATATTTTCCACCCCTCTGTCAATAGCTTTACCCAAACCAATCTAGTCTACTACACTTGGTATTTCATCTAAAGGTCTTTCTATACCTCTAGCTTTTGCTAATGCTTTACTAGCCTAATTCCATAATATTTTACCCCCATAGGAAAACGGCATACTTTGTAAATAATCTGAATAACTTAAAGCGTCATTCACATCTCTAACCATTTGTAAGCCATCAAAAGCATCGTTTCTGATTTCTTCAAAATCTTTTTGATCTGTAGTCAGACCTTGAGCTAAACCAGCTTGTAGTTTTTCATTTTCGTCCATCTAATCTACAGGATAACCTAACTCACCTAATCTAGGTTCCCAAGATTCTAATACTCTATTTACATCTGTCTTATTATCGTTAGCACTTTGCAATACTCTTTGCTGATAGTTGTCAAACACTTCACTAGCTGTTTCAGATTGCCTGTAATATTTAGCTAACCAAAGATTAAAAGCTGATTCTCCTAAAGCAATTGCTGTAGCTGCTTGACCAATACCTGGAACAGCGGTTATAGCACCTCTAACAGCTAGACTTCTAGCTGCTTTATTAGCTAATATTGAAGTTCCTGTTTGTAAGAACATCATTTCTATTTCAGACAAAGAACTACCAATATGACCTAGATTATAAAACCAAGATTTAGGATCAGTAATAGATAACTCAGATTCATTTACTCTCTGCTCAAATTCTTTAGTAAGAGCAGTAGGATCGTACAACCAATTACCTTTCTTTAAAGTATTCTATCTTTTTACTATCTTAGCTGTTTTATTTTCGTATTCATCATTAGCATCAGATAATACTTTCTAAATAGCGTCTAATCTTTCTTTATCAGACATTTGTTGCTATTTATTGTTCCATAAGAAATCTTGTTCTTCCTAGTTTAATGCATTATCTTCTAACGCTGTAGCTATATTATCTAGCGGATTTACGTTGAATATATTATTATCTTTAAAGTCATTTAGCAAAGCTTTAAAGTTTATAGCTATACTACCATTTACATTCGTAGGATCTGTATCGTAGAATAAATCTCTTAAGTACGGATTAGATTTAGCATACTCTTTTATATTAGGTTCTAACTAATTGACAGTTTGTACTGCTATTTTCTATTCATCTGTAAGTATATTATTAGAGATATTATCTACAATAGACTTAGCTTCTAAATAGTTTTGAGCTTCCTATATCTGTGGTATCCATTTAGATTCTGTTTCCATTAAATTGTCTTGTAATTTAGACAATCCAACACTAAGTCTTTCTTTTTGTATATACTGATATAATGGATTAGCATTATCTAATACATTAGTTATTAGTTTTCCAGTATTCCATACAATATCTTCAGCTAAAGATCTTTTATTATCTTTAGCTTCTTCTACTACTGGCACTTCTTGTTCTGTAGTAAATTCATTTATTCCATATGACTATGGTAGTTGCGATATATCAAATCCTTCGCTGTACGGAGTCATAGCTTCCCTCACTAGCTATTGTCCTAGTGAGGGGGAATTCAAATTAAATTTATTTTTATTAGCCATTTTTATGCGATTTTATTTTTCTTCTTCTCCGGCAGAATAACCAATGCCGTAAGCTTCCTGTTGTGTACTTGGATATAATTCAGATCTAAACGCATCTGTCATAGATAGCTTCCATGCTTGTTGATCTAAGTATTCAGTATTTAATTTATCTTGTGGATCTGGAAGTTTATTTAGTAATTCTATCTACCAATATACATCTTCTGTAGGAACATTGTAAGATACTTTTCCTTCATAGTTATATTTACTGCTATACTCTCCTTCTTCTAAGTATCTTTGAAATGGTAGTTTACGTTTATCTCCTTCTTTTATTTCTGTAGATAGAGACACCTTACCAGAGCGATCGTATATTCTTTTAGCCCCAGATATAACCATATCTGCGTCTGTTATACCTAACGCATCTAATTGACTTTGGGGTATAGCTACTGTAATTACCTAACTAGAATTAGGCTGTACTTGTCCATTTTTATTTACAGGTAAAGTAAGAATATTACCTCCCTATTGAAGAATAACATTAGTAAGCTTACCGTTTTTAAGGGCATCTCTAAACTTATTCTTTCCAGATTCTACGTGTTTATAACCAGCTATTTCAGATATAACATCTGTAGCTAAATCTAATTGTCTAGGATTAGCTATTACTCTATATTTACCTAACGGAGTAGTAACCGTTTCAGATGTAACACCTGGTATAGTAGTTTGTAACAAATCATTTACAGAAGCTATAGGAGATGGAGCTGCAAATCTATTCAAAATATCATTAGTAGCGTTTGATAAATCTATATTAGTTAATTTACCATCTGTAGCATATTCTTTAAATATTTCATTAAACAGTTTATTTGGTGTGTAACTATTAGATTCATTATATATTTTTCGTAATTGTTCCTTAAATATATTTGCAGATAGAGTATCATTTGATTCGACAGCTTTATTATATTGATCAGTTAAAGAATTTATCTGATCTCTATATTTATTAGCTATGTAAGCTTGAGTTCCTAATTTAAACGCATCTCCACCAGTAGTTGCAATAGATTCTGTCAATCTAAAGGGTTTTTGAGCAGTTTGTTGTCCTGTTCTAGCTCTCTTCAATCTATCTTCTTCGTATATCTTAGATAAAGGATTAAGTTCTCTATCTTCATATGCAAATTCTCTACCAGCTCTATATATACGATTAGCAAATAAAGCATTAGCTTGTTCTGGAGTATATCCTTGCTGTATTAATACTTGTATATGTTTCTGTGCTTCAGGAGTGTTATATATAGCAGAAATATTGTTAGCTATTTCTTGATCTGTTCTTTCAGATGAAACTCCTCTCCAATCATAAGCACCTTCTTGTCTAATAAATCCAGGCTTTAGATTATCAACATAAGGTTTTACTAAATCTACTTCTGACTTATAAGCTAATGGAGCAACATCATTAAATACTCCACTATCTAAAGTATTATAATTAGTAAAATCAACTTCATGCCATAAAGGATTATACTTACCAGACAGCATAAGTTGTTGATTTACTTTCTATCTCTAAAGTAATCCTTCTCTGCTCTATTGTAACTAACTTAGCTCGTTATAAGGTCTTGTATTAATAAATGATTGTATTAAAGATCTACCTTCTGCTGTTTTAATCAAATCAGGATTAGCTGCTAATTTATTTACTATATCTTGTCCAGCTCCAACTGTTAAATCATACCACCTCTTAGTATCTATAGCTGACGGAGATCTAAACTCTGACCACTTAGTAAACTGATTACCTAAATCCTAATAAGCTTTATCTACTCTTTCGTTATTTGCTTTACCTATAGCATATAGCTATTCAAAAGGTATTGGTGTATACTAACTAATATACTCACTTTCTATTGGTTTATCAAATCTATTCGTTGCCATTATCTTTTCAAATTATTATATAATTTAGTTAATTGATCTGATGTCATACCATATTCCAAATAAGGTAACATAGCTTCTAGTACAGCAGAGTCTCTTTTAGTTAAACGTTTATCTCTACTTATCTACTATATTCTTGTAGATAAATCACCAAATCCTTTTCTGCGAATATTTCTAGCAGCTGCATCATTCTGAGCTTGTTCTACAGAAGCTAAATGTCTAGCATTAGCATACTGTTGTCCCCATTGATTAGCTATTTGAGCATTGTTAAATGCCATTTGATTTTCAGCATTATTCTTAGTAGCATAAGCATTAGCGATAGCTTTGTTCCTATTAACTGCTGATTGTAAACCAAATGCCATATTAGCTCCAGTATTATGATTAATATTAGCCATATTGTATCTAGCAATTCTATCACTTAGTGCAGCTTCTCTAAGTATAGGATCTATATTATAATCAGTAGGACCATATACTGGATCATAAGTGTATGTTTCTACTCTTTCAGGACTACCTGAGAATATATTACCAATGGGTCCAGCTAATGCAGCTATATTGTCTATTAGATCTAACCAGTTATTATCACTTGGAGTTTTCGGTTTTTTACTATTTGTACCATATATATTACCTACTGGAAGTTGTCCAGGATTACCAGTATAGTTAAAGTATTTACTACTTCTAGCATTAGCCGTATCTACATTACCAATAGGAGCATTAATATTATAAGGAATTAGTTTCCTTAACGTTTCGAAATCATTCATACA